GGATCCAATCACGATCTTCCTCGCTGGTCCCGTCCTCGTGAGCTCTACGCGGCCCCGATACGCCGGCGCCTCTTCCTTCGTCCTCCTCCCCCTCCCCCATAGACCCTCGATCCTCTTGGGTTCCAATCACGAATCCGGGCCGACTGCGGGAAGACTCATGGATGCCGGCTCCAATCACGAAACCCAGCCCGAGCGATGGCTTCAGGGACTCGCGCCGCGCGCATCGCGGCTCCAATCACGAATCCGGGCCGAGGCACCACCATTGCTGCTTGAGTTGCGCGCAGCGCGATTCGGCAAGATTCCGCCTGAATCACGAATCCACTCACGAACGAGGGCCCTCGGGATGTCCTCCTGGGGAGCTCCCGGGGCGAGGCGGATCGCCTCGCTTTGCGATGCAAAGCGGATGGTTGGAGGCAAGGCGGGAGCAGGGGAGGGGCATGTGGGGTGGCGCGGAGGGCACCAGGGATGCGCGGACATGGGGGCCCAAGACTGGGCCTCCGCTGGCGCCGGCGGACCTCGCCGCGGAGCTGCTGGGCGCCCGATCGCCCGGGACGATCCCCGCGGGATCCGCGTGGATCCGGGCCTATCTTTCGGTAGTGTCAACTCCTTGACACCTGTCAAGGTTTTGACACCGGGTGTCAAACATTTGACACGCAAGTGGTCTTACCACTTGCATACGCCGGAACGTTTAGTGGTCTTACCACTATACGCCGCCATGCATACGTGGTTTCAAGTGGTATGCATACGGTCTACCGTGGTCAAACCACTGTATGCACGGTTATGCACTGGTATGCATACGTACCAGCCGACCACGGCGAGGCAGTCGACCACGGCGAGGCAGCCGACCACGGCGAGGCGGGTACGGTCGGCCGAGCGTATACGGCCGGCTTATACGTACAGTGCTTAATCACTTTTGCTTATGGGAAAATCTCCATTTTATTGGAGAACGACGAACGCAGGCACTGTAAGGGTAAGACAAGGGTAAACACCCCGCGTCGTTCCTAGAGGCCTTAAAACGCGTTTTAAAGGCATCGACGTGCATAGTATCGGACGACAGTACGCAGAGACGTATGCACGGCGAGACGGCGAGACATAGAGACGCAGAGGACGCAGAGACATAGAGACGCAGAGACGTATGCACGGCGAGACGCAGAGAAACGCCTACGCGCCGTAGGCGTAAAATAAAGTGTTGACAGCATACGGCCGTTTAGTGGTACCTTTGTCTGGTCGACGGCGGTACCGGGTCGGCCGGCTCTTTCAAAACTCAATACGGCGCGGCGCTAGGGACTAAACCGGCGCGCGCGCCTTGCGCCTTAGAAGCGGGTCGGCACAGCATGACAGTCTAAGGTGTTTACGCAACGGCAGGCTAACGGCCTGCACACGTTAGCCTTGCCTCAATCACTGTGCAGATAGACAGAGGTTAGACAATGGCATTCGTTGCAACTCTTCTTACGCTGGCTTACATCAAGGCCGGCGTAACGCGCATCCTTGACACTTGCGTCTCGCTCATCGGGGCAGACGGCAAGGGCGAGGCTGCAAACTATGACCGCGAACCACGTGCGTTCGTGTTGACCACGGTTGAGCCTAACGGCGAGACAACGTGGTCGGGGGACAAGTGTGGCGCGCGTGACACTGTGGTTCGTGTCTATGCCGCTGCACTGACGGACACCAAGTGGCACGTCTACATTGGTGCCAAGTGGCAAGGCGGACGGGCCGACCGTGCATGTGGCGGCGGACCTGTCGAGTGCAACTCACGCGAGGCGGCCGAGTTGCTACTTACGACAACGGTGCTAGAGCTTGCTACTGGCAAGTTCACCGGGCCGCTGTCGTCTCGCCTCCCTCGCGTGTTTCACGGTCGCAAGCTGGTCGAACGTCCAGACCAGCATGCCAAAGGTGGCAAGGCCGGCACTGTTGTTTCCAAGGTGACGGACGAGGCTACCGCCGCCATGGTGGCGGCACTCAAAGCGGCTGAGGCGGAGAACGCGCCTAAGCCGGCCGACAAGGCGAAGGCCTAAGCAGTAGGCTAGGGCAGCCCGTAGCGACACGCTACGGGCTGCCCTACGCTCTACCTACGCTCATGCAAAGCATCACAGAAGAGCGCGCACGCGCTATTGCACAGGCCAATGTAACAGGCATCCTGACTTATGGTGCCGACTACGCTGGGACTGTGCGCGACCATTTACTACCTACGCTAGACGACGCGGGAGTCTGGCTACTGTGTGACGCTATACGTAACGTCACAAGCTACCCTGAGCACGTCCCAACCGTTGACACTATGTCAACGGAAGGCGCGCGAGACTGGGTAGATGGCTGGCTGGCTTAGACGCTAGCCTGTAGTACCAGCCGGGCGCATAGTGCGCCCGGCTTTCGTTGGGAGATAAACAGACATGAACGGACTGCAAGAGGCGGCTGGAATCCTGCTAGTGACGATGGCTGTTATGCCGTTGCTGGCGTTGCTGTTGTCCTACATGGACTACCGCAGCACGACAAAGGGCCGACGCGCGCGCGAGGCTCGCATGCACGTCGAAGCACAAGAGGCACAAGAGGCGGCTACGCTGGCGGCAATGGCCCTGCACACAATGCGGACGGACAACGAATGCCGGCAGTACCTTGATGCGATTCTAAGCGGCAAGGGGCTTTCGTGGCTGGACGCATCACGCGCGCGACGCGCGCTAGATGTCAGGCTAGACGCACGGCGGGAGATACAGGCAAGGCTAGACGCGCGGCTTAAGTCGCGCGCGTAAGTGGTAAACAGTGGTTAGACTGGACATCTTACCACTGCTTACCACTTGTCGGTTGCGTATGCACAGTGGTTAGACCACTAGCCCACTGTCACCGGCCGGTGACATGTCACCCACGGGTGACACCGCGCGGCCGGCCGGCTCCGGCGGGCCGCGGCCGCCAGCGGCGGCGGGGCGGAGCTGCCCGCGTTAGGCATCCCATTTTAAAGAGGATCGTTACACGCGCATCGCTCCAAAATTTCCCTCCGAGTATTACGCGTCCCGTTACACGAATCTCCCACCCTGGGCCGCGATTTCCGTTACATCTTTGTGAAATAAACCTCCTACGGAGCGTTTTAAGCGCTCCACGCCCCTAGCCCTTACCTACCTATTACCTGGGAGCGAAAGTGCCTTAAAACGCTTCCTAAATACACGCACGCGCACGCTACGCGCACGCGCGCATGTGCTATAATGGCCGTGTGCGTACCACTACCTTCGAACGTCTCCATGAACGATTCTGGCAAAAAGTAGATAAGACAGATTCTTGCTGGATTTGGACAGCTGGTAAATACACAAACGGATATGGATCTTTTGGCGTTGGTGAGAATCATTGGTATGCCCATCGTTTCTCATGGACTATTAGTAATGGTTCAATTCCAGAAGGAAAATATGTTTGTCATCACTGTGATGTTCGAGCCTGTGTAAATCCTGATCATTTATTTCTTGGAACTGCAAAAGAAAATTATCAAGATGCCTCTAGAAAAGATAGATTATGTACAAAGAAATTTCTAACTAATGAAGAAGACTTGGAGATCTTTCAAAGTTCTTTATCAGACGAAGAACTCGCTAAAATCTATGTAGTTTCTCCTAGAGTGATTCGTAACACAAGAATACGCCTTTCTAATATTTACCCTATATTTGGCGCTTGACACGCTCCCGGCTAGTGTGCTATAGTCGGTTATTCTCTTCCGCCCAGGAGGGTAATTATCATGCGCCCCGTTTACGACGACGACGATCTCCTCGATGTGCCGCCAGGATACATCTCTGGTCCCTCGAAAGCGGATCTCGTAGATTCTGCAGCGAAGTTTGCGGCAGAGATCCTGGAAGATCCCCAGTACCTGGAGAAGCTGAAGGCGCGCGCCTTTGCAGGTGCCCTTCCGCCGGCAATCGAGCAGATGTTGTGGGCGTATAGATTTGGGAAGCCCATGGAGATGTCCAAGATCAAGCAGGGGCCGAGTGATTCGCAGCTGCTGGCGGACATGTCCCTCGAAGATCTGACCGCCTTGGCGAGGAAGAACGCGGAAGACGCGAGTCTCCTCCTCGAAGCGAAGATGCACAAGATGGGCATTGCTCCCATCCGCGGGCACTTGCAGTAAGAGCTCAGGTGGATCGCGCCGTAGGTGCGGTTCATTCTGTTACAGTGAGCGTGTGAGCGAATGCGTGAGCGGGTAGTACCTTTCTTTTCTAGCTCACACGCATGTGTCAACCATTTCCTCGAAGGACTATTTAGCTAGAACTCTCTCCCAGCAGTCGGCAATTACGGCCGAGCTGCGGCGGAGGAGATATGCCCTCGATCCGGTGCTCTGGGCGCGAGAGGTTCTCGGGGATACGCTCTGGTCCCAACAGATGCGTATCATGGAGTCTGTTCGAGACCACCGCAAGACCGCCGTCCGCTCCTGCCACGAAATCGGAAAAAGTTTTATTGCTGCCGAAGTGATTGGATGGTTCATCGCAACGCGCAGAATTGGCGATGCGTTTGTAGTGACATCTGCGCCTACGGCGAAACAGGTGGCGGCCATCTTGTGGCGCGAAATCGGCCGCGTACACGGACGTGGCGATCTTCCTGGGCGGGTGACTGCCACGGAGTGGAAAGCCGTTCCCGTGCTGCCGGATGGTCGCCCCGGTAAAGAGGAACTAGTTGGGTTCGGCCGCAAGCCAGACGACTATGACATGACAGCCTTCCAGGGGATTCATGCTCCTGAAGTGCTTGTCGTGTTTGATGAGGCGGATGGTATGCCGCCTGAGCTCTGGGAAGCGGCCGACTCGCTGATGGCGAATGACGACTCTAAGATGTTGGTCATCGGCAACCCGGATAACCCGCAGTCACAGTTCCGCGAGGTCTGTAAGCCGGGCTCCGGGTTCAACACGATTGGAGTCAGTGCATTTGATTCGCCCAACTTCACCGGTGAACCAATGCCAGAGCGCGTCCGGAAGCAGCTTATCGGACCACTCTATGTCGAGGAGAAGAGACGAAAGTGGGCTCCTCGATGGACCTGGACAGATGACGGCTCCCGGGTCGTATGCCCCGAAGGAGTCGATCCTCTCGACACGAATCCCTACTGGCAAAGCAAGATCCTAGGACAGTTTCCCGAACGGGCGGACGCCGACGGGCTGATTCCGGAGGTGTGGATTGCACAAGCCCGAGCCAGAAATCTTCCAGCTCACGGCCCCTATCAACTTGGGGTTGATGTCGGCGGTGGTGGCGACGCCTCCACCATCGGATTACGTAACGGCGTTCAGTTTAAAATCCTGCACGAAGATCACAACCCAGACACGATGGCAACAACCGGACGGGTCGTGGACTACCTCGCCAAGACAAATAGCGACTGTGCCAAGGTAGACGTGATCGGTATCGGGCGGGGCGTGGTGGATAGAGGCCTCGAACTGGAACTGCCGTTCATCGGGATTAACGTTGGTGAAAGACCGTCAGAGCCGGAACGGTTTGCGAACCTTCGGGCGGAATACTACTGGAAGCTCCGCGAACGGTTTGAGTCGGGCCAAATCGTCATGGAAGAAGACGATGAAGACACCGCGGCCGAACTGGTGGAGCTGAAGTACAAACGGCTCAGCAATGGAAAGATAGAAATTGAAAGCAAGCAGCAGATGAAGAATCGCGGCGTGCCGAGCCCCAATCGGGCCGAGGCCATGATGCTGGCGTTCGCCGAGCCGAAAAAGGTGGTTGGCGGAGTGCTTGCTGGAGTGTGCACATGGTAAGGGATTCCTCCGGGGATAGCATCTCGATGGGCGCGCTGCGCGTGCTTGGCACCGTGCTGAACCGAATGGGGCTGCGCGGGCTGGGAAAAACGTTCGACGGGATGCGGGACATGACTCAGGCCCTCGGCTACAAGAAAGATCTTGGTAGCGAGGACTACGCGGCGCGTTACGCGCGCAACGGAGTGAGTAATCGGCTTGTGAACATCTTCCCCAAGGCCACCTGGGCAGCCGGTTGTGAAGTTATAGAGATAGAAGACCCGTTCAAAATCACTCCGTTTGAACAAGAAATGATCGATTTGGATGAAAAAGTCCACTTCTGGAACGCATTTCTCCGTGCGGACGTGCTTGCGGGACTTGATCGGTACAGCGTGATCGTGATTGGTGCGCCCGGTGCCATGGATGCTCCCCTACCCGATGGGGCGGGGAGTATTGATGGAATCGGGTATCTTATGCCGTACCGGGAGTCGCATGCCCGGATTCAAATCACCGTGAATGATCCCAAAAATCCGCGCTTTGGACAGGCGGAGATGTACATGATCACGCACGTGCAGGATGGAACAATTGGAACAGCCGCAAACTCCGTAGAACGTCGGGTTCACTGGAGCCGCGTGCTGCACATTGTCCACGAACGGCTGGATAGTAACCTGTATGGTCCTCCGGACTTAGAAAACGTCTGGAATTACCTCGATGACCTGGACAAAGTCGTCGGCGGTGGGTCAGAAGCCTTCTGGAAGACCGTATATCAGGGCATGCAGCTGGACATTGATCCGGAAATGGACCTCACGCCAGAGGCCAAAGAGGACATGTCCAGACAGATTGACGAATTTGAAGCGAACCTCCGTCGAGTCTTCAGGACCCGCGGAGTAAAAGCGACGACGCTGGGTGCGTCGGCCACGGATTTCGGGCCTCAGGCGGAGGCGATTATAAATCTGATTTGCGCTACCAAGGGAATCCCAAAACGCATTTTTATGGGTTCCGAGCGCGGCGAACTCGCATCGGCCCAGGACAAAGCCTCCTGGGATGACGAAATTGACGATCGGCGGGAACAGTTTGCGTGGCCGGCGGTCGTGAAGCCGTTCGTGGATCGCCTTATAGAGAAAAATTACCTCAGCAAGCCTGCTAACCCATTTTTCGTACGTTGGCCAGAGCGCAACAAGATGACCGTGCCAGAAAAGGCTGTGGTCGCGCAGCGTCTTGCGTCTCTCAACAAGAATATGGGTGTGGCGGTTGTCGGGCCGGACGACATTCGCGACAAGATTCTTGGATGGGACAAACTGAAGGAAAACGTTCCGGTGCCGATGGATCAGGCACCGGGTCCGCCGCCCGTAAAACGTCCCAACAAGACTCAACGCAGTGAAGGTGATGTCACTGAGGTTCGGTCATGAGCGAATATCGCACTCTTCAGTTCCGCTTTGCGACGGGAGAAATCCGCGCAGCGACTTTCGAGGGAAGGGATCACGTTGTTGTTCCCGTGGTCGCCCTTGTGGAAGGTGTATTGCACGCTGTAAACGCTAAAAACCCGGAATTGGTCCTTGCATCGGAGTTTGGGAAGTTTCCGATGGGCTGGAACGGGGAACCGGTCGTCATGAATCATCCCCAGGCGGAAGATGGGACTATGGTTTCTGCCAATTCTCCGGAAATTCTGGAAAAATGGCAGATTGGTCGCATTTTTGGGACCCGCGTGGATGGCGACAAACTCCGTATGGACGCCTATTTGGACCTTGCACGGGTCGAAATGGTCGGCGCAAAGGCCCAGCGGCTCCTTCAGAGGCTTCAAAATGCCGAACTCGCCGAAGTGTCTGTTGGAGCTTTTATCAGCGCTGAGGGCACTCCGGGCGTTCATAAAGGGCGACCTTACTCCCGAATTTGGAGGCAAATCGTCCCGGATCATCTTGCTTTTCTAGAAGATGGGTATATTGGTGCGTGCAGCAATGAAGCTGGATGTGGCGCCGGGATTTCGCGTGCCGCAATCCACGTAGTCACTGCAGAGGGTTTCACCCTCGAAGGAGTGAACACAGTGAAGCGTACTCTGTTGGAGCGCCTGAAAGATTTGATTGCGGCAGGCGAGCAGGAAGGGGAACCGGTTGCGGAACCGGTTGCAGAGCCAGTTGCCCCGGTGGCCGCTGCCGAATGTGGCTGTGGCGGTAAGAAGGAAACCGTTGTGAGCGCGGAAAGCGCCGAAGGAGGAACAGTGCACAAGAATGCCGAGCGCATTACCGCGCTTATCGCCAACGCCAAGACCCCATGGTCGGAGGCCGATCGTATTCACCTCGAATCGAAGTCTGACGAGCAGCTGGCGACGCTCGAAGCCTTCGGCAAGGAGCCCGAACCCACGAAGGAAGAACCGGTCGTCGCTGCCGCCAAGCCCGCAGAACTCAAGATTGAGGATCTGCCGGAAACATGGCAGCGTCTGATCCGCACCGCTGAAGCGAACGAGAAGGCCACGCGCGCCTCGCTCGTCGAGAAGCTCACCACCGCACAGGAAGCCTTCACCAAGGAAGACCTGGAAGCGATGGGCTACGAGCAGCTCCAGAAACTCGGCAAGGCTGTCCTCAAGATCGCCAACGTCGAAACGGTGGACTTCAGCGCGAACGCGGGTGCTCCTGCGTCAACCCCGAAGGATAGCGACCGTTACGCTGACGACGCGCCGGATCTCGGTGCGATGTTCCGTCCCGCTCGCAAGATTTCGTAACCAGCTTTCAAGGAGAGGAGATAGGCATGTCGGCTTCCAAGGCGGTCGTCCTTCAGGGCGTCCCAACGTACAACGAGAATGGTGTAGCTAGCGAGAATGGAATCATTCCTGGGATGCTCGTCCAGGGTGTGACCACCATCGCCAAGCACAACGTTGCTGGCGGTGTCGCTGCCCGCACGTTCGCCCTCGAACGTGATGAAATGGGTGATGCGCTGGACGTGGCGTACGTGATTGGCGACGTTGTCAAGGTGGGATCGTTCTCACCCGGTGACGTGGTCAACGCAGTCGTCGCATCTGGTGCGAACATCGCAGCAGGTTCATTCGTCGAAAGCGCCGGCAATGGTGCTGTCCGTGTGTATGCGGCCGGTACACGCATTGGTCGCGCTGTGGAAACTCAGGCAGCTGCCCCAGCAACGCGTCTCGCGATCGAAATCTACTAACCAAATTCAGTCTGAACCGACTGGACTGTACAAGAAGAGGAGAAGACATGAATGCAGTCGTAGAGACTGGCCGCGAGTTCTGGGGCGCTTCCGACGGCAAGTGGGCCGGCGAGCAGATGCTCAAGGCTCTCGAAGCTGGTCGCCCATTGGCAGCCAAGGAGCTTCGCGTCGCTTCTACTCTCCGCAAGGATGAGTGGAAGGTGTTCGACGAGGCTCTCGTCGAGGAAGTTCACTTGCGTCTCCGTGGTGTCGCCGATCTGTACGGGGCGGGCCTCACGAAGAGCATCAGTGGCGGACTCGGAAAGACGGTCTACGAGTACGAGAAGATGTCCGACATGACGCCTGCCATCGTGTCGATGGACGGCAACGTGCGTTCGGACAACGATCGCGTGGACTTCAGCCGGGCTGGCATTCCGCTGCCCATCACCCACAAGGACTTCAACCTCAACCTGCGGACGCTTCAGGCCTCCCGCAGCGGCGGTGAAGGCCTCGATACCGTTCAACTTCGTGTCTGCGGGCGTCTCATTGCTGAGAAGCTCGAAGACATGCTGTTCAACGGTTCTACCAAGATCTACCAGGGCCTTCCGATCTACGGGTACACGACGTTCCCGCAGCGGAACAAGCTCGCCTTCGGTACGGGCGGCGCGTGGTCCTCGGGTAGCAAGACCGGTGAGCAGAAGCTCAACGACGTCCTTGCGATGATCGCTGCCGCCAACGCCGATCGTATGTACGGACCGTTTGTCCTGTACATCCCGGCGACGGACGCAGTGGCCCTCAACCAGGACTTCAAGACAGCTTCCGACAAGTCGGTTCTGTCCCGCCTCCTGGAGATTCCGGAACTCTCCTCGATCCGCACGAGCGACGTTCTCGCTGCGGACAACCTGCTTCTCGTCCAAATGACGGCGGACAACGTCCAGCTGCTCGTTGGAGAGCCACTGCAGAACATTCAGTGGGACATCAACGGCGGGTTCACCATCGCGTTCAAGAGCTTCACGATCCAGGTACCGCTGATTCGTGCTGACGCCGCCGGCCGTTCCGGTATCGTTCACATGAACGTCACCGGCACGTTGCTTCGTGACTCTGGCGATGAGATTCGCGCAGCGGTTTCGGACCGCAACCTGAACGAGCCCACGATCGAGGTGGACAAGGCTGGTGTGGTCCGGGCGATTATCGCCAACGACGACACTCTGCCGGAGAAGCCGGATCAGGGTCTGCCGGGTGACGGGCGTGAGCGTCGTCCGCGGGTGGACAACGAACTTCCGGAGACTCCGGAGCCGAAGAAGACTGGCGACGCGAAGAAGTAGGTAAATCATGGACTTTGACGCGACAGTCGGCGGGCCAGACTCCACTAGTTTCGTAACCGTTGAAGAGGCGGATGCATACTTCACGGCACACCCGTTTGGAGAAAACTGGTTCGAACTTGATGAGTCGCAGAAAGAGTCCTATCTCATGATGGCTACGCGAACGCTGTCGGCGCAATGCTGGACGGGTCAGGCGAGTTCGCCTGACCAAGCGCTCGCGTGGCCGCGCACGGGGATGTTGGGTACCAATGGGTACCCAATTCCTTCGGACATTATTCCGAGGGAAATCAAGTACATGACGTACGAGCTGGCTTTTCGCACCTACTCTGAAGGATCAACTGGTTCTTCGAGTACCGGTGATCAGGGACTCAAGCGAGTGAAGGCTGGTTCAGTCGAGGTAGAATACTTCAGCCCGGGGAGCATGGAAGGGGCATTCAGTCTCGTACCTTCAGATATCAAGGCGTACGGAAGTGCTTCTTGGTTCTGCACGTCACCGGGTCAGTTTGCTGAATTCGTGGTAATCTAATGGCTGGACTATCTGACGTTCTTCGTAACGGTGTAAAGACGATTTACGGTGTTACGAAGACCGCACAGACCAAGATTACTCTACATCGTTGGCAGGGGCAGGGTTACGACGGAGCGCCGAACTATGCGGCTCCTTTGACACTGACAGCGATCGTTGAATACAAACAAGAAGCCCGGCAGTCGAATACCGGCCAGCTCAGGACTTCTCGCGCGTATATCATCATTTTATCTCCGCTTTCTGCTTTGGGTGCTGCGGAACGTTCGGAACCAATAGATGAAAGAGATTTGATCACACTTCCGAACATGACTACGGGGCCGATCATTGAAACATACGGTGTGATTGACGCCAAGACTCAGTTGCCGTACTGCCACGAAATTTGGATGGGAGATCGTAGAGGAGATAATTAGTGAAGCTGCTATCCATCCTGACAGTTACAAAGGCTGAACCGTATGCTGAGTATTTCCTGAAAAGGATGCAGCAGTTAGCAGTGGCGTCGAACGCTGAACTTGTAATTGCAGGTGATGGAACAGAGGCGATAAATCAACTCAAGCGGTCCGGGTTTGGTGACGAAGACGTACTTGTTTCGGTGAAGTCCGACGGCTATATCGAAAGCGTGTTGGACGCGGCGGTTCGGTGCTGTAGTGGTAAATATATTCTTAGATTAGATGATGACGAAGCTGTTTCTCCGGAGATGTTCAGATGGATAGTCAATCAAAACTTCACGGAAGCGGATCACTGGAAGTTCGCACGGGCTCATTTGTGGCACCACGCAAGCTTGTATATCACAAATGGACCCCTGTGGCCGGATCACCAGACACGATTGAGCGTAAGGAAGAAGTCTGGGGGGCGGACGAGTATACATGCAGGAAGCCCCTTTGGTGGCGGACGTCTGGCTCCGGTAGTTCTTGAGCATTGGAAGTTCCTCGTAAAATCGAGGGAGGAACGACGGGCGATAGCAAATAGATACGATTCTCATGGCATGGGGCTTGGAACGCAGGGTATGCTTTGGTTTAACATACCTGAAGAATCATATGTGAAGATGGAATTGAAAGATATATCTGAAGCGGCTCTCCAGGCGGTAATTGACGCCGAACAGTGGGTGGAAGCGTGAATATTGACCAAGCCTTCGCCTCTGTGAAAAGAACAATGGAGCAATGGCCGAATGAAATTCGTCCGTTTACTCAGTTTCTTGCAGAAAAGAAGCCGGAGAATATTTTAGAAATTGGTGTAAGAAACGGCGGGACTGCTTCTTTGTGGTGCCATGTTGCTTCAGGATTAGTGGTTGGGGTTGATTGGGATCAACGTGATAGTTTGGGACATTCCAATACTATTCAACTTTCGAACGCTATGCTGTCGGATTACCCAAATTATAGATTTGTCTTTGGTGATTCGCACTCGGAAAGTACACGGAAACTCATTGAAAGTTTGGTACCAGAAGTAGATTTCCTGTTCATTGACGGGGACCATAGCTACGAGGGCGTAAAGAAAGATTTTGAGATGTACAGTCCGCTGGTTAAATCAGGCGGGTTGATTGCTTTTCACGATATTGTAGATACAGACCTCATTCGTAGCGCAGGGCACGGAGTTCATATTTTCTGGCGTCAGCTTAAGGGTAAGAAGACAGAATTCTGCATTAACGGTGCTTGGGGCGGAATCGGCGTTTTGGAGACTGAATGATCCAGATTCCTCACTTGGAAACGGACATTACTACTGCCTGCCAGCTCTCCTGCGTGGCGTGCAACCATCACGTTCCCCTGTGGCGGAAAGTTGGACCTAAGCACGCTTCTGTTGAGCAGGTGAAGCGGGATCTGAACCACCTCACTACTATACTACACGCGCACGTGTGGGGAGCGTTGGGTGGGGAGCCTACCCTGAACCCCGACCTCGTAAATATTCTACAGATTGCTCGTCACAGCGGTATTGCTGACAAGCTCGAGGTGTGGACCAATGGTCTCCTACTCCCTCGAATGAGCGAAGCGTTCTGGCGTAGCTTTGATGTGCTAGTCCTGTCAATCTATCCAGGTAAGCACACCGAAGAAAGTCTCAAGTGGATCATGACAAAGTGCGCCACTTCGGGCGTGAAGTTTTCACCCCGTGATGAGACAAAGAATCCAAACTTCCGCACGCTACTCGAGAAGGTTCCCACAGGCTACGAAGAGACAAAGCGAAAATATGCTGGTTGTTTCTTTCGGCAGTTTTCGCGTGTTGCGAACTGGGGATACTTTTATACATGTTGCTGTGCTCCCCATATGTCTACGCTCGTGCAGGGAAAAGCGGAAAATCCGGACGGGATTAAAATAGAAGGACTGACTGAAGAAGCGCTGTATGCGTATCTGGCAGACCCAGAGCCGCTTTCAGCATGTACAACTTGCGCCGGTCGGGATACTGCGATCAGTATTCCCTGGCGAGAGGAGCGGGATCCAATTAAATGGTTGCGCGCGAGCGCCGGGAGCGTGGCATGAAAGTATTTCTGAAGACTCAGTATCAGCTCAGCATAGCGATGGACCGCATTGTATCGAACTTGATTCGTTACAAGTCCAGCAAAGTGACGATTGTCAACTCCCCAGAAGAATCAGATCTGGCTGTTCTGCACGTAATTGGATATGAAGAGACTGCGCAGAGCATCCGTCGACTCACGGCGCTTGGTAAGAAATACGCAATGATTCAGTATTGCCTGCGTTCTACTGAGGCACAGAGCGCGCAGGAGTGGATTCCATTGTGGACAGAAGCGGCCTTTGTTTGGTCGTACTACGATTTGCCGAAACTGTGCAAGGAAGAGGGTCTGGAGTTCCCGGACACACCGTTCTTGTTTGCACCACTTGGTGTCGATACACAGGTGTTTTCCCAGGGACTTAGTCTTGCCAAGTATCCACACAAGGTTCTCACAACGGGAACAGTCGCGCCAAGTGAGTGCATCGATCTTGTAAATGCGGCGTGTGCTCAGGTAGACACTCGAATGGGTGCCCACATGCACGTGGGAATCCTGACAGAAACTACCGAAGAATTCAACGGCTCAATTGTCCACTACGAGCATGAAATACCCGATAACAGACTCGCCCAGCTTTACCGACAGACAGAATATGTATGCGGACTACGTCGAGTCGAGGGGTTCGAACTCCCAGCAGCAGAGGGACTTCTTTGTGGGACAATTCCTATTCTTTTTGACAAGCCTCACTATCGGGATTGGTTTGGCGACTTTGGTGCTTTGTTCATCAAAGAAGGCACTGATGACGAAATCATTCAGAGTCTTGTAGAAATTTTCCAGAAGCCAAAATCACATTGGCCGCCGAGAGACATCGAGGGTGCCAAGAAGCAGTTCGATTGGCAGCACATTTGTGAAACGTTCTGGGAATTTGCTAACGAATTGGTTCCTGTTGATGCATCAACGTCAAATGTCCAGGTTAGTAAGTCCACGCGTCGACTTCTCTGGATTGGTGATGCTGTTGTTTCTACTGGTTTTGCGAAGTGTACACACCACATCCTCGAAACTGTCCGGCACGAGTGGGATACCTATGTTCTTGGGTTGAACTATTTCGGTGACCCACATCAGTACCCGTATCCGATTTTCCCCTGTATTCGTGGCACACGAGGTGACATTTTTGGTCTCTCTCGTATTAAATCACTTATAGATTCAATTCGCCCTGAACTTGTGATAGTACAGAATGATCCATGGAACTTTCCAGAGTACATGAAAGCCATTGGAAACGTGCCCACCGTTGGTGTTGTTGCGGTAGATGGCAAAAATTGTCGTGGAGAAGGACTAAATGGTCTTCTTCATGCGATTTTCTGGACAGACTTTGGCGCGAAAGAGGCAGCACTCGGTGGCTACCGTGGATCGTCTACGGTAATTCCGCTAGGAGTAGATAGAGAGATTTTCAAGCCTATCCGTAAAGAACTTGCCCGTCAATCCATGGGTTTGCCCCAGAAGCAGTCAAAAGGTTTTATTGTTGGAAATATCAACCGAAATCAGGCTCGGAAACGGCTGGACCTGACGATTCAGTACTTCTGCGAGTGGGTCAAGACCTATCGGGTTGACGACGCATATCTGTATCTGCACATTGCCCCTACTGCTGATGTAGGGTACGACGCTTCACAGTTGATGCGGTATTACGGATTGACAGGTCGCCTGATTCTCGCGGAACCTGATCCAGGGTTTGGCATTGCCGAGACGGCGCTCCCGTTTGTCTATAACAGTTTCGATGTCCAGGTCACGACTACTCAGGGCGAAGGCTTTGGACTGACCACCCTCGAAGGTATGGCCTGCGGTATTCCGCAAATTCTTCCTAACTGGTCAGCACTTGGTGATTTGTTTTCTGATAGCTGTAATATGGTTTCTTGCCCCACTACAGCTTGCACGCCGAACAATATCAATGCGGTTGGCGGTGTGCCGGATAAAGATGAATTCATTGGGGCTTTGAACAGTTTGTACAGCAACGAACAGTACCGATCGAATCGTAGTGAACAGGTGCTTCAGAAAGCTTCTGAGGCGCGATTCGTTTGGAAGAGCGTTGGAGACAAATACATCGAAGCTCTTGAGAATGTTTTTGCGCCGAAAGTGATGGTGAGTTCAAATGGCCTTTAGAGTTACCATCAAGGGCGTTGAACAAATGAAGGGTCGTCTCAACCTTATGGGCTTAAAATTGGAGGGAAACCTTCAGAATGCTCTGATGGAAGAGATGAAGACAGAACAGGAAGAAGTAATTCGTAGAATTCCAAAAGACACACGTGCTTTGTCACAGTCTACGGAACTGTTCGAGGGAGTAAGAAAAGGTAGTCCTAATCGGAAGGGCATAGTTGCCGCCACGATTACTGTTGGTAATGACCTAACAAATCCGAAAACAGGTCGTAGAACAGCCGATTATGCAATTCAGGTGCATGAAGATTTGGAAGCACACCATAATGAGGGGCAAGCGAAATTTCTTGAGAGTACGCTCAAGGAAGCTGCTCCGTATATGGCTGATCGTGTAATTCGGCGGTTGGATAAGAAGCTAGGCTAATATGTCATCCACCGATTATCTAAAGATATTCGCACAGCGGCCCTTTGAATTGGGCCTGGATGACAATCACCGTATCCGAATTGTGTTCAATATTCGGGTAGAAAAAGTACCATCGGATACGTTCGCCCAGGAAATTCTGTCCATGCTTGTTACGGCTGGTGTTGGGACTCTGGGAACTAACCTGTTTCTAAGTTCCTCTGTGACCTTGCCGACTGGTGACGGTCCATATCTGTCGGTCATCGAGACCCCAGGGAGGGAGGGCTCCTACATTCAGAACCAAGGTGCTCCTGCGTATGATCATCCTTCTGCTCAAATTGTTTGTAGAGCGAGGGCCAGGGGTCCTGCCTTTGCCATGGCGACTGCAGCGTACAACGCTCTCAAAGGCGTTGTGAATCAAACTGTCACCTTTTAGGAGGTAACATGTCCGAGGGAATGTCGGCACAGGGAACACTCATCGCGGTCAGTCATGACCCCAAGTGGCCCATTATCAACCCGAGCGGTGGGGTTGCTGCGTTCACAAATATCGGCGAGTTGCGCGAGATCACCGCTCCGGCGCTCACGCGTAACACGATCGAACTGACGAACCACAACAACGCAGACGACGAATACATTGTTGGTATTCGCCGTCACGGGGACATGACGTTCAACGTCAACTTCGTGCCTCGTAATTCTACCATCGATCACCTGACGGGCCTTCAGCAGAAGTGGTTCACAGGTAGTCGTAACATCTACAAGCTGACCTATCCCGACGGAACGGCGTGGATGTTCAGCGGGTTCATCACGAACTTCGGTGTATCGGCCCCGGTCGATGATCGTCTGTCGGCTGACGTGACGATTCGACCCACCGGAAGGCACGACTGGATCGTTGGCACGCCAAATCCGCCAACCCTTCTCGATTTCGAGTCGATGACGTCCTTGTCTCCGGACAAGGACAAGGACAGGGACCTCGGTGAGCGGTCCCGTCCGATTGCGCCGTAAGTAGTTCGTTGGCTGAGTGCGGGGAGGGGAACGGTGATTCCCCTCCCTCGAAAGGAACAGGATAGGGAGAATACAATGAGCGAGAATGGCAAGCGTTACCTGACTGCAGAACAGATCCTCGAGATGGACGATCTCAACACGATGGACGTTGAGGTCCCTGAGTGGCCGGTCGACGGCGAACCGGGCGTTATTCGCCTCAAGACATTGACTGCACGGGAAGCCCTCACTTTCCAGAAGCAGATGCAAACATCCGCAAAGGCACGCGAAGATGCGATGGTCGCAATCGTGGTGCTCTCCGCTGTGGATGGTGGTGGAAACCGCCTTTTCAATTCCAAGCAGGTTGAGTTGCTGCGAGACAAGAGTGTGAAGGTATTCACTCGTCTTCAGACTGCCGCCATGGAGTTGAATGGATTCTCCACGCCGAAGAAGGATGAAGAACTAAAAAACGTCTAGCGCGTGGAACCATGCGTAGGTTCGCCTACGATTTGGCTCTGCGCCTTGGGCGCGTAAACGTCGACGAAATGCTCGACGAAATATCGTGGAATCAGTTCGAGGAGTGGATGGTGTATGATAGTCTTACACCATTCACTTCTGACCGTGACGAATATCGATTCGCAAGTATTGTTTCGATGTTGGCAAACATAAACCGTGATTCAAAGAAGCAAAAAGATCCCTGGCCAATAGATCAGTTTGTATTACGGTTTGGTGATATGCCAGAAGCAGCTTCGTTGAAGAAAAAGCAGACTGCTGAAGAACAAAAGCGAATTGGTAGGGAGTATTTCCTAATGTTTGGTGGGGGCGGGGAATAAATGGGTACTATTGTCCTAGGAACACTCCAGTTTGTCAATCAGGCTTCGCCACAGATTATGGCTGTGGCGAACTCGTTGGATACACTTGGAGCTGCAGCTCGTAGTCTTGGGATGCAGTTGATTGTCTTAGGAGGTACTCTTTACCGTTCTCTAACTGTTCCTTTGATGGGACTTGTTAAAATCGGGATAGATTTTGAACATCAGTTTGCCAATGTTGTCAAGACAGTTCAGGGCTTTGGCTATGTAGATGCTTTTGGTAAACTGAATATTCAGGCGAAGGCATTTCAGGATCAACTTCGTGAGATGGCAACAAGATTGCCATTTACGCACAAGCAGCTCACAGAGATTGCAGCATTTGGCGGACAGTTCGGCGTACATAAGCGGGATCTAGCAGATTTTACCGAAACAGTTGCCAAACTTGGTACTACGATTGATGGCATCGAAGTTGAGACTGCTGCAAAAGCTCTGGCCCAGATCAAGAACATTACAGGTGATGCTTCCAAAGGCTACGGAAAACTAGCGGCAACTCTCGTCGATCTTGGCAACAAGGGTATCTCTACCGAGGGTACTATCCTCGAAATTACCCGACGTATGTCAGGTGCTGGTGCAGTTGCTAAGATGTCTTCGTCTCAGATGTTTGGTTGGTCAGCTGCAGTTGCAAATCTTGGTCATCGTTCAGAGCTTGGCGGTAATGCGATTGCAAATACCATCCTGAAAGTTTCGCGTTCTGTTGCAGAGGGTGGAGATAAACTTGCTGCACTTGCCAGAATTTCAGGAAAATCTGCAAAACAGTTTGCAGAAGATTGGGGTAAAGATGCATCAGCTGCATTGAATCAGTTGCTTACCAGAATTTCCACGATGTCGAAGACTAAAATCCCTTCGGCAATTTCAGAATTGTTCGGTACATCCGTTCGTCAGAATCAGGTGTTGTTGACTCTTGTCAACACGATGGATGATTTGAACAAGACTCTTGGAGATTCAGAAACTGCCTATAAAAAAGGCACAGCAATGGAGGACGAGTTTGCGAAGAAGGCAATAACCCTCCAGAATCAGTTAGCAGTTTTGCAGAATCGTGTACGTGATGTAGCAATTACGATAGCACAGCCTTTCATGGATGCGCTTCGTGGTGTTATTATTTGGTTGGACCCATTCTTTAAGCATATCGAAAGTCTTGCGAAAAGTTTTTCTGAATTAGATAAAAGTGCACAACGGATTATTGTAACATTTGCAGTACTTGGCGGAGTTGGAATTCCAACTCTAATAATTGCTGTTGGTGGACTTTTGTGGGTTTTCGGTTCACTTGTTGGAATTCTTGCTCAGGTTGGCATAGCAATTGCAACTATTGGAGGTTCAGCAGCTACAGCTTCTCTTCTAGGCTGGCTTACTGCATCTTCTGCTGCGATTGGTGCTTTTGTAGTGAGTGCTTCGACTCTTGTAGGTGTGGTTTTGTTGGTTATAGGAACATTGTACGCTCTTACAAAAGCTAGAGACGCTGCTTTTGATAGTTGGGTTGCTCCACAAATTATACAGATGGCTCAGGATTTTGGAGTTCTTTCTAAAGAAGTAAAGACGTTTGCATCTGCTGAAGAAGAAGCGGCATATAAATCAGAACAATTGGGTTTGGCGTATTATGGTCTTCGGCAGAAAGTTATTGATTTTGGTGTGGAGCAGGGTATCATTGGTGATAAAACTCAGGACATGATCACCAATTGGGATTCGTTGTATTCCAAGTTTGGTAGTGTTTCAAAAATCCTAGATATACTTAGAAGGCAATTTATTGACTTCTCCAAGGATGTAGCTCCTCCTGACTGGTTAATGATGATATTGACTGGAGGAGCTGGGGCATGGACTCTCAATGCTATAATGAATGCAAATACGAGACGTAACTATGTTCCACCTGCTGGAGCTAATATTGCTCCAAAGGGCTTCAGACTTCCGGCTGAAGATGAAAAAGAACTTGGCGCTTTAATTCCATTTCCAGAAACAATAGGCCGTCTTCCAAGAATGGGTTTTGGAGGAATGGCCTATAGTGATGTATTTAGCAAGGTCAATAAGGACTTAGCTCTAACAAATCTGTTGATGTCTAAGAATCAGGTTATTCAGAGTGACCTGAATGCCATGTTGTTGGAGGAAACTCCATATGAAAGAATGGCAAAAGATGCAAAAGCTGCTTCTGAAGCAGCTAGAAAAGAGGCTGAAGCTTTAAAGAAGTTGATGGAAAATTTCGAGTTCTATCAGGATATGCACAAAATGATTGGACTTGAAGATTACATGAAGTTCAATCGAATGACCATTGCTCTTCAGGATCTTACTTCAAAAGGAATTAAGCCGGGCGCAGCATTCTTTAGAGAATACGGCGATACTGCTGTTAAAGCGGCTGATTATATCACAGCAACTGGTGGAACAATTTCTAAAGAAATGAAAGGCATTATTGCTGGATCTGAAGAAAATATAAAGAAACTGAATGAAATATTTTTGGAGATGGCAGATCCGAAAAAGTTTAGCACAAAACTTCAGGAATTCGGACTTAGCATATATGAATTCAAACAGGAATTGGATGATCTTCAGTTCGAGCAGTGGGTTGAACGTCAGACTAACGCAACAGTTCAAGCAATTGCAAAGTGGGAACATGGCTTAAAGGATCTGAAAGAAAAGGTAGATATTAAGCCATCAAATGTTTCAATTGAATTGTGGGAAAGATACGTAGCTACATTAAATCAGATAGAAGTTGGAAAACTTGCGCGTATTGTCCGCGAGTCGGACGAACTGCGTAAGGTGTATGTTCTCTTCTCTAAGCTTCCTGGTGGCGGGTTTGGAATCAAAGCTATTGAAGATTTCTTGAACTTGATGGGTGGTGGTAAGGCGAAAGGTGGGGAAGATGATCCTACAAAGAAAATACAGACTGGTATAGAAAAAGTTCACAAACTTGTTAAAGATACTGCTCAGGCATTTAGTAAGCTCAAGAGTATTATGGGAGATACTTGGAATCAGGACTCTCTCATTGCATATATTGCTGAACTTGCTAATGTTGCCAATGTAGCTGGTGAGATTGGGGAACAGTTCGAGGTAAGTTTGAAATTGTTCAAGGATGCTATATCGGAAGCGGGAGAAAATAAAGGAAAGGATCCAGCTTCTGCGATTGCTGCTGCGATAGGAATGGTCATGGCTGCTGTTCAGGCATATGCGTTATTGCAAACAGCCACAGATAAAGCGAGTAAAGCCCAGCGTGTTCTTGGTGGTGCGATGGCTGGAGCAATGCTTGGCGCCTCGATTGGTGGACGTGCTGGTATCTACGGAGCAATTGCTGGTTTCGTAGTTGGTGCATTTGTTGGTGCGTTCCGAAAGGTACCGTGGGCTGAAATCGGTCAGCGAGTTGGACACGACTTTGGCGTTGCGATTTCTGATTCTCTAGCCAAGACAATTAAAGCTGACGCTGATAAGATATTTGGAGGAGATTGGCAATCAGCTGCAATTTACCACCTGAAAGAGATTATTGACGCGGCTGGCGGAATTAACAATATAAACTTCGATCAATTGCTCCGAAATCTTCGTGACGCCTTTGTCATGTTGGATCAGGGGCGAATGACTGCTGGGCAAGTACAGAAGATTCTTGATGATACGTTTGATCAGTTCTTAGCAGAGGGAACTGATGCTCTTGGCTTTGTTAGTACAAAACTTCTAGAAATTGTTGATCTGTCCCTTAGATTTGGAATTGAATCTAAAAAGATCAAGGAGTTCTTCAAGGCACAGGGTGACAGTCTCATTGATGCCATAAACGTTATGGGCAAAATGATGCCCAAACAAGATGCCTGGATGGCTCTTGGTGACACGATTGATTCGGCGAGAAAGGCTATCGAGGAACTGAATAAGACTCCACTCGGAGAACGTGATGCCGATTGGACGAAGGACATGGCAAAGGAGACAGAGAAGCTCAACAAGGCACTTGCTGAACAGCAGGTGGAAGCTGCTGGTGCCGCGACCCAGATGGAAAATCTTGGTCTCACAATTGCCGGTACGTTCTTTGCCGCGATCGCCGCCGGCAGGACGTTTAATCAGGCGATGCGTGACGCCAAGGATGGCCTCGATAGCTTCTTTGGAGCGATGAAAGCTCTTGGCCTTTCATCCAGTGACCCTCTATTAAAGCTCCTCGAAATTCAGTGGAAGGTCCAGCAGGCGATTCCGAATACTATCGCTGGAGTTGACGCCCTCGGTCAGAGCATCGTTGGCTTGTTCAACATGAAGCTTCTGACGCCGGACATTTTCTCCTCAATTCAGAAGACGGCGTATGATGCGTACGTAGCGATTCAGGGTCAGGTTGCTGCAGTTGGTGGCACGACGAGGGATGCACTTATCCCGATGCAGGCGTACCTGCAGCAGGCTGCGAAAGCTGCCAAGGATCTGAATATCCCGCTCGACGAAACTACTCAGATGATGATCGACCAGTCGATTGAACTGGGTATCTGGAAAGAACTTGGCCCGTCGGCGATGGAGGCACTGACCTCTGCATTGAATACGCTGATTACCCGGTTGGACGTTCTGATTACGCAGTTGATAGATATGCCGGAAGCACCTAATCCGTTTAGAAATTGGACCGTGCCGCCGGTTCCTGATCCGGAAAATCCGAATGCGCCGATGCCTCCAGGCGGAAATCGCAAGGGGCCACCTGAAGAATTTGCTGGCGGAACAATCGGTAGTGGTAGTTGGTTCGGTAATTTCGGCGCTGGAACAAATGCTATCCTGCACGGTAGTGAAGCAGTAATCACTCCCGGTCAGGCGGTGCCATTCGCAGCGAGTATTCTCGGACAGGACATGTTCGCCGGTTCGAGTGCGTCTTCTGGCGGTCCAATTCCCGTAACGCTTCTGGTGAAGAATCACCGGGTGCTCACTGAGGTTGTCCTCGAAGATGCGGACAGCTTCCTCGCGTCACGGGGTGTCCGTCGGTGAGCAACGTAGTAATGACCATCAATGGGGTGGACATGTCGGATGTTCTTCTCCGGCGTGGCGCATGGTCGTTAAATAAACGATGGTCAGTGGAGACGTTCAAATTCACCGTTCGTAACTATATCTTTGGACCTACCGCGTACCGTGTGCCGATTGGTGCTGATGTAGTATTGCACTATCGTGGTGACTTGATGTTTGGTGGACAGGTTCAAAGTATCGAGGAGTACCGTGCTGGCGATGAAGGTCCTATCTTTATAGATGTCAATTGTATCTGCTACGACCTTATTGCACATCAGGTAATTCTCACAGGAGAAACAGCTCCGGGAACTGTCCATGATATTGCGTATCAGTTCTTTTTGAAACATCTAGCGCCGAAAGGTTGTACGTGGATCGGTCCAGGGCCGGGGTTTCCGTCGCCAACAATCCCCAAGATGACGTTTATTCGCGCGTCACTTGGTGAGATTTTCAACAGGATGACCAAGCTCTCGAATCTTCCGTGGCGTATCAACGGCGATAAATGGTTTGCTTTTGTAGGAACAACGCTGCCGCTTCCGATGGATCCGATGAGAACTGATCATTTTCTTGCAGGAGTAAAGATAGATCAGGAATACCACGAATACGGCTTGCGGCTCATTATGCAAACGGGCGGTACGGGTGAAGCGAAGCACTCGGAAACTCACACGGCTAATGGGGTAAAGAAATATTTCCAGGTAAATGTCGAACCGCGGCCTGATGAAGTAAAGGAAGAGGAAGGCGTTGAAACTACGACCACATATATTCCAACGCAATTTCAGCTTAATGGTGTAGATACACCATTCAATGGAAGTCCGTGGAACTGGGACCGAACAGAGCACATTGCGTGGACAAGTGGCACGGCTCCTGTTGCTGGTACTACGCTGAAGTTCTCATTTGATATTTCCTTTCCGGCGGTAGTTCGCGTCTGGACTCCTTCGCTTTTACTTGCCGACGGACAAATGAATGCAGCTACTCGGATAGATAAACTCCTCGACGTGAGCCACTTAACGGATGTAGCTGAAACGGCTGCGTGGGGCAATATAGAAATAGTTCGTGCTGGACTTACTCCTCGGAAGCTTAAAGGTTCGACGACAATCCGGGGTCACTACCCGTACTTAACGGGACGATTGGCACTTCCGGAACACAACGTTGATGCAAACTTTTTGCTAGAAAACGTAGCTATTCGTGATAGTGATGGCGACCCAAATATCTTCGAGCATTTAATTTATGATCTCGAGTTTATCGAGGGAGACCGTGCTGGGAGACAATGGGAAGACCTCTTTACTGAGATGGGTGGTCGCGGTACTCAGGGCGGTAGCGTTGAGATCCGCGGCACGGGTGGTGCAGTTAACCCATCGACTCCTGGCGGGTCTGGCGGAACTGGAGGCGGAGGCGGCGGTGTGGGACTCCCGGCCGGATTTACGTTCCAACTCGGTGGAGATAACAACGAATACGTTGTTTTAGATACGACGTTCCGGGATATCCCTGAATTGTTGCCAAATATGTTCGGCGGTCCGGATATGGGCACCACCTGGACTTTCAAAGCATTTGCGTATATCCTAGGCTCTGCAGGACCAATCGTAGAAATAGAATTGTACGCCGGTTCACGAATTGCTATTGGCACGATTACCACCACAGGAATACTGACACAAGGTCCGTGGGGTTCATTTGACCAGCCGGTAACAGTTCCTGGAGCAGCAACCGGATTGTTATGCCGCGCGCGTGTGGTCACGGGTACAGCTAATGTCGTGATTGGTCACTGCATTCTTTACAAAGGGTAGCTATGAATCGTAAGAATATCGGATTCATCCTGTGGGCAATCACTTTACTGATGCTGTGGGTTATCCTCACCTCGAAGGCCCACGGACAGGTAGTCACTGGAACAGGCCTCTCGATTGGTACTCCGCCGACTCCGCCAGGAAGTAGTTCACCGGTTCGCATTGTTGGTATTCCAGGAACTACAAACGGAGTTCTCGACGTAAACGGTACGGGAGATCTTGTTCGTAGATTTGCTGTCAAACTTGACCTTCCGGCGTCTATTGCGTATGAGGACGAAGGAAACACGTTCTCCGCGACGCAAACGATTAGCGGCGCGTTTGATTTGGTTGTAGGCACGGGCGGAATTCGAGGACCTGCTGGAACTGGTGTCAGAATTGACAATACTGGAAATACTGGTGTTTGGGTGGCGCAGTTCGCTAACACCGCGATCACGCTGAGCCAGCCGACTGCAATCACCGGTGATAGTAGTGTAACCGGCACATGGGTTGTGACCGGGCTATCGACACTATCTGGTGGATTCACAGCAGGTGCTGCAAGTCAGGTCAATAGCACACTTGGTGTGACTGGTCTTTCTACACTCACAGGTGGTTTCACGGCAGGAGCAGCCTCGACCGTAAATAGCACTCTTGGAGTCACTGGCCTGACCACGCTCGCTAAGGTGAAGACAACTGGAATCTACGCCGTTGCTGCACCGCTCTTGTTTCGTGATTCGACAGATGCGACAACCGTTATGTCGATGGCCGATACGGGTCTCGGAATTACCGGCACGCTTGGCGTGTCAGGACTTTCGACATTGACCGGTGGTTTCAATTCCAATGCGGCATCGGCCGTGAACAGCACGCTCAATATCACCGGATTGACGACAGCTGCTAAGATTCGCACGACGGGCGTGTATGGCGTGGCGTCGCCGTTCAATATCTTCGCTACCGATGGTGTGACTCCGCGCGTACAGGTGGCCGATAACGGTCCACTGGTGCTGACCGATACCGGAACTGATGCTTACATCCGGTACGCGGCGAGCGGAAACACGACAGGTCAGCGACAGTGGCGCGCGGGAAACATCACCGGCAACTTTGTTATCGGCGGCGGTGATGATGCGGCCACCACATGGTCGACTCTCGCTCGTGGCACCGAAACAGATGGAATCGCTAACGGATGGTTCTGGGGAGAGGCTGTTACCAATGTCGATCCGCTGCTGTCGTACGAGACATCGCTTGGTAATGACATCTATAAGTACCTGAGCCTGAGTGCGGCCGAGCTGCGCGTGGGTACAATCGTGGCGCAGGATTACATCGCCACCATTGGCGGGCGCGTGATGGTTGGCCCCACCACGCAGTTGACCGAGGATCTGACCGATAGCGCCACGCAAATCTTTGTCAAGCATAACGAGATGGCGAGCGGTGACCGCGTATATATGGAAGGTGGTGGTAAGGTCGAATTCATGGCTGTGACCAGCGGCCCCACCGATATGAGCGGCGGCGGCACCGTGTCGTCAATCGTGCGCACCGGGGTCGCGGGCGGCGTGACTACCGCGACGATGCCGACGCATGTCGCTGGCGATATTCTTGTTCTTATCTCATTGCGAATTGGTTCGAATTCGCCTCCAACGGCTGGCACGTCGACAGGTGGAGGAACGTGGCTCAATGTGTGTAGCGGAGGTAGTGATTCTACATCGTACCGCGTGGCGTATCTCGTGGCGACAAGCGCGGCCGAAACCACTGGTACATGGTCAGGCGCCACCCATCTTTTTGTGATGGTATATCAGGGGCTGACGTCGCCCTACTTCGGAGCGTGTGCGTCGACGGGAATAGCGGGCGGCTCGGTGGCCACGTTGACGTATCCAGCTCTGACGTTGACCGACGCGGATGGCTCCTCGTTTATCTTGCGGGCCGGCACGGTCAACAACGCTACCAACGTGGAGACATTGCCTCCCACTGGCAGCTACTCACTCGTTCTGGATCTTGACGACACGCGAGACTCGGCGCTGTGGACCTCAACTAGCGGGCAGACAACGGTGGTGCAGGATAATGTCACGACCAACGCCGTCAGCGCGACGCGCGGTCTGAGTCTGGAATTGCTGGGCACGATTACTTCTGGCAGCCCAACGGGTGCCGGTCCCTTCCGCTACGACGTGACTCGAAACCTCGATGGCTCCAGCATCAATTTTTGGTACAAGGGTGACGCCATCTTCAACACTGGAACGACGGGCGATGGGTTCTGGGACATCTACTCAATTCAGAGCGTGAAGGGTGGTAGTGAACGTGGTCCGACGCAGTGTGCGAATGTTCGTACGTCAGCGACGTATAACGCATGGTCACCTCGTTTTTGTTCGGGAAATCTTTACGGGCTGTACGGCAATCCTGCGAGCAATGTGTATGGTACCGCGTTCGGTGACTATACCGATGTGTGGGGCCAAATTGATACAGTCAACGGGTTTCGATTCTTCGAGGGAAGTACCAACCAGAAACTGCGAATTGATCCGTCCGGCTACGTCTTGATTGGTACGGCTGGTTCTGGGCAGGGTAATACGTTTATCGACAATTCTGCGGTCAAACTGCGACTCGGCACGGTGGAACATGCCGTGCTCAGTGCGAGCGGGTTGCTCCTCGGTACGATTGGCGCTGGCGAGGAAAACGCACTTGTGACATCGACATCATTCGCTATACGTAATGGTACGACCAAGCGGGCAGAGTTGACCGGTGGTGCGTTTCGTTTCTATGACAGTGCGGGAACGAACTACACTGCTGAATTTGCAGATACCTCTGCGACCATGGGGTACCGCCATCTGGCCCCGACGACCAATTACCCGAATACGTATGTCACGGCGGCCGGTCTTGAAATCGCCCACGGCACGACCAAGCGTATGGATCTTGTTGGCAATGTGTTGAAGATTTATCGATCCGATGGCGTTACGGCGGCGATCACGCTCGACGCTGCTAATGGCGCGACGTTCGTTGGAGAGGGCGGCGGGGTCACCAACATCAACGGCGGCAATATCCAGACGAGCACGATTACAGCAACCCAGATTGCGGCGGGCGCGATCACGGCCGACGATCTAGCGGTCGGATTAAGCAGTGACAATCTGATTATGAATGGCAATTTTGAGGAAACCTACGCGGGATGGCGGTGTGTTGAATCGGCCGGGATTGCGTGTCAGGCCGGTGGGGTGACCACGGCGGGCGGCTGGCACATCAGCACATCGGGCGTGGAAGGCGCGTACACGGCGGTCGTCGCCTATACGCCGACGCCCGGGATCGGCATGGCGATCGGATCGCGGGCGGTGCCCATTGATGATCGATCGACGTACTTTGTGCGGCTGTCGGTCTATTCGTCGGTCGCCAGCGCCACCGGGCTCTACGTCCGCATGAACGAAGCCGACGCGACCATCCCCACGCCCATGTGGCTGGGCAATGGCGGGTACAGCGGTGTCACGAATCGGACCGGGCTTAAAGACCTGATCGGTAACGGGAGCCATCCGGGCGGCTACGTGACCCACGAATTGCTGTACACGCCGACGGCGGGAACCAAATTCGCGTCGCTCGCGGTCTACAACTGGACGTGTGTCTCGGGCGGCGGCACGTGCGGGTACATGCTCCTCGATGGCGTGCAGATGATCAAGAAGACCGGCAACCTGTCGGCGCTGTCGGCGAGCATGGGTACGATCGACATTCTCACTGGAGGTCATGTTAAATCAGGTACCGCGCTGCCTTCCGGGTCAGGCGATGGGTTTTGGTTGGGCCGCGATAGTGATACTCTCTCCAAATTCTACATTGGTAATTGGAATGGCTCGACAGGAAACTATCTGTACTGGAATGGCTCCGGGTTGTCGATGGTGGGCAATCTCTCAAGTCCCGGTTATTGGTCGCTTGGACAAACGTCTGGATTGAATTTCGTGCAGACCGATGCCAACTTCTCTATCGCGAGAGGCGTAAGTTTCGGCACGTCTGGGGCGTGGGGCAGTCTTTTTTCCATCAAGCAAACAGGTTATCCAGAAATCTACATGCAAGGAGGTGGAGGCGGTAGAGCTATCGTTGACGGCCCAGCGGTCGCGATTCTGCAAGGGAGCACGGCCATCGTGCGGACGCCAACTGGTGTGACCAGCACCGCGATTGAAGTGCAGGCTACCGACATCAAGATTGGCGTTACGGGGTCAGGGATCGCTACTACCATGAGCCCGTATTTCGATGGGCAGGTCACGCTGGGCACGAGCGCGAAGCGCTACAAGACGATCAACATGGACCTTCCGAACAACCCCACGCCCAAATTCGTGCTCGTGAACAAGGGCTGCGGCACGAGCGGTGGCAGCGGGTGCGGGGGTGACGAAGATTCGGCGGTCGGCTATTACTTCGCGCTGGGCAGCGTGACACCCGTCAATATCCACATGCGGAAGTGGGACAACAGTGGATCGTGTTACATCAGCGTGGTGACGGGCCTCGTTTTCTATACCACTTGTCCTACACCACCGTAAGGAGTTACATATGCGACAGAATTTGGTATTGATGTTCGTATTTTTCTTGCCAAGTGTGGCAACAGCACAGTTGACGTACGAGCAGCGCGCGGCGTACGCGAAGGATCCGTTGTGGATCGACCGGGTTGGGGTGGCTGCGCAACAGCAAGCCGTGATTGCGCAGGGCGAGAACCCCGCGACGTGTTGCCAGCAGTCCGCACAGGAAGCACTGGCTCCCGGCGCGAGTACGCTGTGCTCCCTGAAGATCGAGCCAGGGTCACCGACAGCGCCGACTTATCTGCAGCTGTCATCAACAGAGCGCCACAATGCCCGCGCCCGGTTGGCGGCCAACGTGATGCAGAACACCGCCATGTGGGCGCCCCGGTTCGCGGCTCAGATCGCATCTGATTCCTGTGTGGCCCCGCCGTTCACCGATGCCGCTCTGCAGGCGTACCTGACGCGGGCATGGGATCTGTGGGCGCTGACGCCAGAGCAAGCCGCGACACCAGTTGCTCCTCCTCCACCACCAGCACCAACCATCATTAAGGAGTAGTTGTGACCAGAACACGACAGGCAGTACTCATGCTCGCACTGGCGGTGACGCCAGTATTTGTAGGACTTGCACAAACCCCGACAGGAGCACCTCAGGTGGAACAGCCAACGCTTTCGAATGAACTGCGCCTAGAGCGCGAGAATCTGCTCCTCACGGCCCGCGTTAATGAGCTTGAGGGACAAATCGCGCAGCTCAAAGCACAGGTCATCAACGACCGCATCGCCAAGGCCGCGCCGACGCTGATCCAGAAGTTGCAGGCTGCTGCTCCCGAGTGGGATATCAATCCCAACACCCTCGAATTCACAAAGAAGCAAGCAGTGCTCCCGACTCCAAACGGAACGCCGGCAGCAGCTCCAACTCCGAGGCCGTAGGTGAGACATGTTCGATCCTAACACGCTGTACGTATCGCTCAAGGCCGACAACGGCAAGTTCCTAGCTGCTGAAAACGGCGGCGGGAATGAAGGTGAGATGGATGGCGAAAATCCGAAAGGTCTCGCCGTAGCCAATCGTGAGAAGCCGGGCTGGGAAGGTGATTGGCAAACCTTCGCCGTAATTCCTGCCGGCGGTGATCAATACGGACTGCGTGTTACGGCTGATGGTGTGAGCCGTTTCGCCTGTTGCGAAGGTGAAGGTCAAACAGGCATTGTAGTATTTAATCGGCCAGATCTTGGTGCGTGGGAAAAGTTCAAGGTATGGCAGCGGCCCGAAGGTGTGAGCTTCGAGGCCGTCTGCCGACCTGGATTCTTTATCAAGGCGTTTCCGGACGGCAAGGTCACCCTCGAACAGCCGATGGTGGGAAACGAAAACGGAGAAATGGTGCCGAGCCCTACTCCGGGCGGGTACGAAACTTACAGCCCCGTAGTCGTGTACGGTTCTATGGGTGGCAGCGTAGGTTCGGATTCTCTTTCCTTGCCTGTGCGCCGGACCAACGAGGGCTGGAAAGACGCTACTGGTTTTCGTAGCATCGTACTCTGCTCATTCTTCCCGGCGCTGTATTTCGAGAAGCATGATCCTGCCCACGTCGATTACGTGCTGGACTTAATGGCAGAAAACGGAATCAACGGAATTCGTGGCTTCTGTTACGTGGGTGGCGCAACGGGTTGGGGAACTCATCTGGGCGACGGGTGGCGCGGCCGTGAGGTACTCACAACAGGGATGACACGAAACGGTGAGCGGCTAGAAGCGTGGCCCGATGCACGTGATGTAGTGATTCGTCTAGGTCAGAAGCTCAAGGCGCGGAACATGTGTTGGGATGTCACCGCTGGTGACCTGCAGACGGCCGACAGCGAGGAAACACCGTACCGTCTCTCCGCAGAGGCACTAGAGTCCGCAGGCCTCCTCGATGTCGTGTGTCTCGCAGAAGTGAACGAAGGTTGGCAGAACAGCCGAAAAGGGAATGACCCGACACACTTTGCGGGATTGGTTAGTTCATTCGCTGTGCGCGGAATTCCTTGGGGTACGTCGGCTCATCCACCTGATTCAACTGGTCCCGGCTACACGCGGAAACAGATGGAATACATGCAACGCAGTTCTTCAGTGGGTTGCTACCATGTCTCCACGGGCACGGTGGATCAGGTTAGGCACACGTTCAATATCCGTCATGATGAGGAAGGCATTGGGTTCCGTATGCCCCTCGCCTCGACTGAGCACCGTGGTCCAGGTCCGGATGTTTCCAGTGGCGCAGTGAACAATGTAGATTGGGTAGCGTTTGTTGGTGTCATGACCGTGCTATCCGGTCAACTGTTTGTGCTGCATGTTTCGCAGGGTATTCGTGATCTGCCTACCGATCATGGTTGGCCGGCGTATGCTCCCTACATGGAGCGCACCACGAGGCTGTGCCGCTTGATCCCGAGAGGCGCAGTAACGGGTATCGGTCACGGTGGGCGGGGCGGTACGGATCCCGAAAGTATTGGTGCCAGCACCCGTTCGGACGGTGCGTTCTACGGTGATAAGCCGGATGCGACGGATCAGTTCGAACGGATTGACTCAGCGGCTTATGGCACAGGCGAAGTCGCTGCGTTGTTCTATGGTGGTCACGGTCATCGCCGCGCTAAGATGGACAAGGTTTCAGGTACGTTTTACAACGCGAAAGGCGAGGCAGCTTTCGGTCCAGGTACCTTCGAGGGGAATATGGACTTCGGGGACTGCGGAGCCGGGCTGTTGTTCGTTGGGCGTCGCGCGTAAGGAGATACCATGCCAGCAGGGAAGCACAATATCTACATCGAACAAGGTGCCACGTGGTCACTTCCCCTGCGGTGGCAGGATGCTGATGAGATTCCCATAGATCTCACCGGCTTCACGGCCAGAATGCACATCAGGAAGAAAATCACGGACCCCGCGTACGAGATCGAACTGACAACAGAAGACGGTGGTATCACCCTCGGAGGCGTTGATGGCACAATCAACTTGTTCATTGGCGCCGCCGATACCTCCCTGATTGATATCAAAACCGGCGCGTACGATCTGGAACTAGTTTCTCCAGGTGGCGTTGTTACCAGACTCCTGGAAGGAGCAGTCACAGTCAGTTTTGAGGTGACTCGATGAATGACGATACCTTTGTTATCGTTGAAAACGATCCGCCAATTTCTGTCACGGTCGAGGGACAGGAAATGGTGGTTGTGGTCGCGGAAGCACAAGAACCGACGATCATTAAAATTGGTGAAGGGGGTCCGTCAGTAGACCCAAACATGTTCTTCCAAGTGTTGCTGTACCTGTCGGAGCTGGACAACGAAACGAAGAAGCATACGGCCCGAACGAACCTCGGGCTGGAAACTGTTGACGGTGGCGTTTTCACGTAAGGAGTATCAATGGCAACTCGTATTCAGCTTCGGCGTGGCCTGAAATCGGCCCTTCCCTCGACTCTTCTGCTGGCTGGCGAGCCGCTCTTTTCAACGGATCGCGGCACGTTGCACGTTGCAACCGATGCAACGACCAAGATCCCGCTTGTCCCCTGCATCGATGATCTCGCCACACTCGCCGCGATCACCGGTGCGGCTGATTTTCTGATTGTCCACGATGCAGATGGCACGGGACAAAAAGAGAAGAAGATTCTCTTTGACAACTTCAAGGCTGCGCTGAACATTCCTGTTGGTTCAGCCGACGAGAAAGTTGCCGTAGTTTCTGGTGGCACAGCCGGGTATATCTGGGGAACTGACGGCACGAATGGTGTCCTTCGCATGGGTGCCACCCTTGAATGGACCAAGGACGCCGGCAACGCATTCGTCACTCTCAACGTTGGTATCGTTGACGGAGGCACGTTCTAATCATGCCACCACCGGTCATGCAGCAGAAGAGATCGGCGACGCCGGGTGCTGCTCCGACCGTCGCTGATTTACTCCCTGGACAGCTTGCCGTCAACACGAATGACGGCACGCTGTTCATGGAGCGCAACTCAGGTACGCCCCAAATCGTCACAATCGGGCGGCCAATCACGATCTCTGCATCTAGTCCCAGTGGTGGGCAAGACGGAGACATTTGGATTCAGTATACACCCTAGGAGAGACACATGGCTGGTTTCATCTTCAATGCTGGTGCTGATGGTCTGTCCTCTGAGGGATCAATTGATTGGATTGCTAATACAATCAAGATTCGTCCCGTAGCGACCGCGGCTGGTGTGCCTAGCAAGGACGCCAACTTCATGTCCAGTATTGGTGTCACGGGTTACGATGTGACCGTGGCCTCCAAGTCCAAGGTCAGGAATGACACCCTCGACCAGATCGTGTACAGTTTTGCGAGTTTTTCATTCGTGGCAGTTCTGGCCGGCGTGGGTGAAATCAATCGAGCGGTTATCTTCAAATCAGTTACGAACGACGCGGATAGTATCCCAATCGCAGTCGTAGACATTACGCCTACAACGCCGAACGGGGCAAACATCAACGTGACAGTTTCCGCGAGCGGCGCGTTCGCTTCGCAGCAGTAACATGCCACACACTTTCGGGAATCAGACGACACTCGTTACCTCGTCGGCAACAACCATTACGTCGGCCGAGTACACGCCGACGGCTGGCTCGACGCTTGTTGTCTTGATGATATTCGTGGGTGGCTCTGTTGATCGTGCTGGTACGTTTACGAGCCTTCCAACGTATGCTGGCTTCAGGATGCGGCAAGCATCCAGTACAATGGCACCGGGTACACAGGAAGCCAGTATCGAAGTCTGGTACCTCTGCGGCGGAATACTTCCCGCCAGCGGCGCATTTGTCATTCCCAATCCTGGTGCGCTTTCCGTATCGTATATCGCCGCATCCGCGATAGCTGACACAGGATTTGCGTCCGCGCTGGATAACGCTGGTGGTGGAGCTAGTGGCGGTGCGACGAATCCCACCATGAATGCCAATGCGACCACCACGAATACGCTGACGTTTGCTGTTGTTGTCGACAATGATGACGCGTGGGCACCCACTGGTCAGACAGGAACATCCATTGTTTCTCAAGACATGGGTGCATACGGTATTGCTGCACAATATCATCCTCGTAGTGCGTCGGGCGTCGCTGCAATTGGCTGGACGTTTGGAACAGTCGCCGCATATGCGACCATCCATTTCGTTGCCAAGGAAGTAACGTTTCCGGGCGATCATCTCTACGGAGGTGCTACAACGCTGGTGACGGCTGCAACGAGCCCCATTACGTCAGCCACGTATACTCCACCTTCGGGTGCGACCGCTGTTGTCCTGATGATGATTGTTGCAGGCGCAACAGATCGTGCGGGTGGCGCCCCTACGTATGGTGGCGTCACGATGACGCAGGCCAATACCACACAGAAAGCTGCTGCATCTCCCGAGGCGAGCGTGGAAGTGTGGTACGTCTGCGGGGAGGCTACGCCGTCTTCAGGAACCTTTGTCATTCCCAATACGGGAACACGCTCAATATCGTACGTGGGGTCGTGCTGTAAAACGGGAGCGGGGTTTACTTCCGCTTTTGACGTAGCGATTGGCAGTAACGGAACCAGTACGACTCCGAGCGCGACCAGCATGACCACCACCACGAATGGCAGCATTGTTTTTGCCGCCGCTGCTAGTGGCATGCAGACATGGGCACCGATTGGCTATGCAGGTGCACCCATTTTTGACGTCGATCTCGGAGCAATTGGCGGTGGTGGCCAGTACGTGTTCAAGACCACAGCGGGCAATCAAACAATGTCGTGGTCCCAGGGTACATCTGATGATTGGGGCGCGGTCGCTGTTGCGTTCAAGCCTGTAGCCATTTCTGCTTTGGAAGCATCCCTGTCTCTAGCCACTGCAACATGGGATGTTCCTGCCATGACTGCCAGTCTCCCCGGTGGCGTGAACGTCAATCCTCTGCTGTTAGCTCATCGTCGGAGAAGGATATAATATGCGATACCTGCGACAGAGTACGCTCAAGGTAATCCAGGTTGGTCCCTTCCTCGATGCCACCGATGGTGTAACAGCAAAGACAGCACTCACCGTCACGGTACAAGTGTCGAAAGACGGTGCAGCATTCGCAGCTCGCAACAGTGCGACAGCGATCACGCACGACGCCGATGGCTTCTATCGAGTGGAACTTAGTGCAACTGATACAGATACAGCTGGTCCGCTCGTTATCAAATCATTTGTTGCTACTGCTGCCCCGGTCTGGCACGAATTTGCAATTCTGTCTCAGTCGAGGTATGATCTGGCGATCTTGGGATCAGGTATCCAGCCGGTCAATCTCGTGCAGATCGACGGACTCGCGACGACAGGCAATAACGCGACGCTGAATCTCAAGCAATTGACCGTGATCAATGACGCGGGCACGGCCATTCTGGCGATGAGTTCTGGTGGCAACGGATCCGGGTTGGAGTTGAACGGCAGTGGATCTGGGCGCGGATTGCGTGCAACGGGCGGTACCACAGGCAATGGCATTGAAGGCGCTGGCGGTGGTCTGGGCAAGGGGTTGCTCTGCACGGGTGGTGCGACCGGACACGGGGCAGAATTTCTTGGGGGATCCTCCTCTGGTAGTGGCATACAGGCACGGGCGACAAACATTGGATCCGGGATCTACGCCCAAGGGGCGTCGAACAATAGCGGCTTCTACGGCGTTGGATCGGGAACGGGATCCGGCCTGACGGTGGAATCCACCGGAGCTGGCGCTGGTCTGCGGTCCTTTTCGTCAACCGGTCACGGCATGCATGTATCCGGGGGTGGCGCGAGTGAGGGGCTGTTGTGTGCAGGTGGCGCGACCGGTAATGGGGCTGAATTCTCAGGCGGCGCGACATCAGGCCACGGAATTTTGACACGAGCAGGTGGTGGTACGGGCGCTGGCATGAGTGCGCAGGGTGGCAATACCGGACCCGGTGTGGAAATCACCGGCGGTGCCATTGCGAATGGATTACAGATCACCGGTGGCGTGACAAGCGGTGATGGTATTTGGGTACTAGGAACCGGATCGACGGGTACAGGTATGCGTTTGCAGGCGCAGGGAAACGGGCACGGCTTGGCATTGACTGGCGCTGGCACGGGGTCAGGACTGAGCGTACAGGGCGGGGCGACCGGCCATGGTGCGCAATTCACGGGTGGTGCGTCATCCGGCAGCGGTCTGGCATGTACAGGCGGCCCTACCAGTGATGGGCTGCACGTGCAGGGCGGTACGAACGGGACCGGGGCCACGTTTGCCGGCGGCGGTGGAGCGAGCACCACCGGGTTGTACGTGTTCGGCACCGGCTCGGGTTCGGGGATCTGGGCAGAATCGACCGGCTCTGGGAACGGCATCAAGGGTACGTCGGGGACCGGCAAGGCCCTCGGCGACGCCATCGTCGATAGCATCCTGACGCGCGCCAGCATCGCCGAACCCGCCGCCGTGCCGAGCTACCCGCTGTCACTGGGATCCGCGCTCGGCTGGATCGGCGCACTGTCCCGCAACAAGATTCTTCAGACCTCGACCACGCAGTCCGTTCGTAATGACGCGGACAGCGCAACTATCGCCACGGCAACTCACACTGTTGCAGGCGGAACCCACACTCGAGGGGAGTTCAGCTAATGGCGATCAACGGGAACACGAAGTGGGAGATCCGCACGACGGGCGCCGATACCAACGGCGGCGGGATCTTTCATTCGGGCATGAACGTGCAGTTGACCGCAACGTCTGCACAAACAGCGAGTCCCGTGGTGAGTTGTCCTTCGTATACGTTTGTGTCGACCGACGTCGATCAGTGGTTGTTCATCTACAAGGGCACGATCTGGGTCACGGGCCTGTATCGGATCGCCAGCGTGACCGGGGGAAATGCCACACTCGATGCCGCCGTCGGCAAGGTGCTGCTGTACACCAACGACGGTGTAAGCCTGGACTTCTCCGGGTATAACACGGTTGCGGGGTGTGCGAATACCGATAGTCCGACCGCGGGCGAGTGGAATATCGACTACACCCAGCGCGACACGCCGCAATGGACCGGCAGCAATCTAACTGTCGATGCCACAACCACGACCGATGTAATTCCCGATGGCGTGACGCCAGGACAAAATCACATTGGTAGTGTGATCCGTGTGTCAGGAGGGTCGCTGACCGCCGGACATTATCAGATTCTCTCTATTCAAGGGAGCCCTACGCGCTGGCGGTTGGATCGCGCAGCGGGCGCGACCAGCGCTTCGGGAAGCGCGTGGGCACTTGGTGGCGCGCTGGCGTCGCTCGGCAAGTGCGGCGAGTTGAATATCCTGCAGGGCGCGCTCACCGGCACGACGATCTGGATCAAGGCCGGTACGTACAACATCAGCAGCGCCACCGCGAATGTGGCCGGGGGGTGCTGGTCGAATACGTTGAGCGGGCCACGGTTCCAAGGCTACGAACTTGTTCGAGGGGATAGGACTGGTGTCCGTCCGTTGCTCAAGGCCAGCGGCAGCATTGCGACGTTCACCATGATTACGTCGGGTAGCACGTCGCGCGACACGTACATCGAGAACATCGACTTCGACGGCACCAGTTACACGTCCAGTCGTGGGCTCAATGTCTTCCGCGCCTACATCGCCGATTGTGCGTTCTACAGTTTTCGCAACAACGGGATCAACATGGCGAGCGGGCACGCGATCAACTGCTACGCCGAGGACTGCGCGACGCAGTACGCGTTCGTGTGCTCGGCTGGCGTGATGTACGGCTGCGTCGCCAAAAACTGTCTGAATCTGGCCGGGTATAGTGGCGTCGCACGGTTCATCAACTGCATTGCATGGGGCTGCGGACGCGGATTCGAACTTGCGACAGGGGCTGCGATCATCAACTGCATCGCGTACGCCACGCCGTCGGGTGGCAACGGCATCGTGGCGATTGGCTCGGGGCTCGTGATCAACACGATCCTCATGGAGAACACAGGCGTGGGTATTTCGGACAACAGCGGCTATTCCAACCGTAAGGGCCTGCTGATCCGTAATTGCGCGTTCTACAACAACACAGGCGGGGAAGGTGTGAAGGGCGACCGACAGGCCGAGAATATCACGCTCACGGCGAATCCGTTTGTGAGCCCGACCACGGGCAACTTCGCGCTCAACGAGACGGCAGGCGGTGGTGCGGCGCTGCGGGCGCTGGGGTATCCTGCCGCGTTCCCCAGCATCAGCACGGCCCACAGCATCAGCATTGGCGCGGCCGAGCCCGTCGATCCCACCAACGCCGAGATCGCCGCCGCCGTCTGGACGTACGCGGATCGTGAACTGACGGCCTGACATGGATACAGCTGCTAATATTGCTGCAGCGGTTTGGGAATACCCAACACGTACGCTTTCTCCGGGAACAGCAGGAACACCTGCAACACGTGCCGAAGCAATAGCAGCTGCTGTCTGGACATATTCTTCTCGAACAGCAACAGGTGGTGAACCAGCTGGTCCGGTAATCACCCCAGCAATTTCCACGTGGGTCACGAACTCACTTGTTGCTGTTCCGGATGCAGCAACTGCAACGCTCAACCTTGCATTATCTACGTGGGTCGTTCAAAATCTCACGGCCAGTTTACCAGCCGGAGCCGATGATATAATCCTGCGCAGCCAGCAGGGCATTCCGCTCTTCTGGCTACGCGGCGGGATTATCAGTGAGGAAGATCTGCTCACTGACCCAGAAGTCCTAGACTTCCTGCTTGGCCTGTACGCTGGTCCCCTCGAAGCAGTCGCAGTCACCCCACTCAGCGTGAATGTTAGTGGCACGTGGAAGGAAGCAGTTGCCTACGTACGAGTAGCTGGTGCTTGGAAGTCCGCAACGATTAGTACAAAGGTAGGTGGAGTGTGGAAGAGCTAGAACTGGCAGAACCCATTATCATTCCAGAAGTTAGAACAAGCAAATTTCGTGTGATTACATTAAGTCTGGAACTAGCAAAACCCGATGGTTCAGCAGCTGCGCTAATTCGTATCATTTTAGCAGACAATAACAACAAACAGATTCAGCACAATTATCATGGAATAGATGCGGAAATATTGATTCAATGGATAAACACCGCCAATTTCAGTAATCAGAGTTTACACAAACGAATGTTACAAAAATTATCTGCTGAAGGAGTTCTACCGGCAGGAGAAGTGACTGGTTTTCCGGATCCGCCGATTACTGGCTAAAATGATAATCTTCCGTACTGTGTTTGGTACGATTTGGTTATTACTAGCGAGCTCCTGTCTTCCGCCGGTGACGCAGGCACAACTGTTCGCCATTCAGCTTATCACGACAACAGATCGTGTGGTTGATGCAGCAATTGCTTCTAATCATCGGGTGGATCAGGCAGCACTAGCAACACAAGCAGCACGGTCAATTGCAGAACTATTATCACACAGATATCCGAATGCTAAACAGTTAGGCATTGCTGTTGCTATCGTAGATATATCACTAACTGGTCTTGCTAATGGCCCAGGAATGCATACATCAGTACGGGAAGCACAATCCGCTCTGCTCACATTGCGTATGGAAATGGCCCGCCGTCGGTGGATCATATTTCCTAATGTGGGTAATCGGGTTTATTAGGCCCCTCTAGCATTTGGTTCCGGGGGGATGCTAGAGGTTTGGGTCCGGTTGGTTACTCATGGGCCGACCGGACCCCTTTTACTCCTGCCGGCACGCTACCGGCTACCGGCTACCGGCCACGGTTGGCCGGTAACGTATGCGGCAGCCCCTACAGACGACAAACGGCGGCAGCCCCTACCCGGTACCCTACCGGGCGGCCGGGTGCCGTAAAACGGCCCGCCAGGGGCCAGTATCCCAAGGAGGACAAATGGTGTTGAGCGCTCAGTTGCTACTCGTCATCGTGTCAATGGTACTAGCGATTGTTTCGTTCTTTGACAACCGCTATCCGGTACTGAATATCGCCGTGTTCCTGCTCGCACTCGCACTGATCGTGCGATAGGGTGAAGGCCGGTGACGACCGGCCTCCCTCCTAGTTTGTCGGTCCTACCCATACCTGCATCGTGCCGCCGCAGTACGAACAGTCGTCCCACGGGTTATCAGTACACTTACACTCGGGATCAACTTTGCCGCATGTCTTGCACCTCTCCACGCCGTACCCTCCACACGCTGTGCATCCTGTCCAGTGACCTTCGGCAATTACCATCGTCGGCGGCGGTTCTGGCGAGGTTGGATTAATCACTCGATACCTTCTTTGCGAACACGTTGATATCCAGTGTTACCAGCTTGTCCATGTTGTTATTCCTCCGGAATTGGGCTATCTCCTCGAACGTCTGCGCTAGCCCACGCAGAATCGCTTCCTGGTACGTGTTCGCCTCGATCACATCACTGTGTTCGTGCGTTCCACCTTCAGGCGTGTTGATAATCACTTGATACTGATACTTAGACACTCACCCTCCCAGTTCAGATAGCCACGCGGCCGATGTCATCTGGGCTACCTCATTCTTTGCAGCTAGCCGCTTCACAATACTGAAGTCGATCGTTCGCTGTCCCTTCGGGCCAACGGCGATGACATCGAAATAGTTCACAGGGTGCATCTGGCCGGGCCTATGAACTCTATCCTCGGACTGCAGCCGTGTAATCAGCCTCCAGTAGTTGCTGATGTACAACACGGTACTCGCAGAAACTAACGTCAACCCCATACCGCCAGAAGCGGGATTTCCTATCACCGCCACCGGTCCTTTTGGAGCCGTTCGAGGGTCTAAGAGCTGGATAGCTGCTTGGCGCTCCTTCTCAGACTGGCCGCCCGCGATACGTCCCACTTCTACGTCCGGTAGTAGCAACCGGAACGCGTCGATCAGGTCGAGGATTTCCTTGGTAAACCGGCTCCAAATCACACACTTGAAATTGGGATCTTCGGCTAACCTATCCCGGTACCAGTCAATCACCGCCATACGCTTCTCGTCGCCAACCGTTTGGTTAGACTCGACGTGCTCACTGCTTTCTACTAGCTCGCCGTTCGCGTCGAGCTTTTGGCCAGCCACGCCTCCCAGATAACCTGACGTGATCTGCTGCAGGCGGATCGCCCTCACCGCGGCGTGTGTTGAGACACTGGCCTCGTTCGACCCAAGCCACGCTATGAAGTCGTTTTCCATGTCCTTGTACAGTTTCCAGGTCTTCGGGTCGAGGGTGACCTGGATATTAACCGACGGGATCTTCGGCGGCAGGTCCAAACACTGTTCCTTCAGCCGCCGTATAACGAACGGCGCCATTTTCGCCTGTATCTGATCGACAAACCGCCACGACAAGATCTGCCGCCCTTGCCACCCACCTTTCACCGCGTAAATCGCATCGAACTGATGCTTGTTTTTGCACGCGAGTATGTCCGGGTTCATGATATACGCTTGGCTGAATAGGTCTCCGAGACCTTCAGTCAACGGCGTGCCGTTCAGCAGAACCACCCGGCCACAGTTCTTACGCAGAATACGGATAGCCTTAGTCTGCTGCGCGCTGTGATTCTTGACGTACGAGCTTTCATCCACTACTAATAGCGTCTTCGGCCCGACAACCTTACCCATCTTGGCAAGGTTCTCTTCATTACGCAGGAACTCGTAGTTCGTAACGACTACCCGGAGCCGGTTTTCATCTTCCGTGGTTTTCCAAATACGTATCTTGTTCCGGAACTCCGCTACCTGTAACGGAAAGTCGGGCCACACGTGCTTCGCCCATTCACCCAGAACCGGATCAAACCACACGCTCCGCACGGCGCTTGGACACGCAATCACTACCCGGTTGATCGTGCCCTGGATAAACATTGTCTGCGCCGCGTCAATCACCGTCTTTGTTTTACCCAGCCCCATCTCATCGGCTAGTAACAGGTACGGTGTGACGATCAGTTTGTACACGCCATCTATCTGATGAACGTACGGCGGGAACGGCGCGTTCTTTGTCAGATATTCTGTTAACTGCGCTTTGTAAATCGTCTCCCTTTCAGCGATTGAACTTGCCATGATGACTCGGCCCTTCCCACCCTACTTTGGTTTCGAGGGTTGCATAATACTTGAGAGTAGTCTCGCTAACGTGATCTTCGCCCTTAACTAAAAAGATCCGCCGTATCAGGCGGATCAGGGTCGCAATGGGTTTCATAACCCCTCCTGTGATAACCCGTGGTACCCTAGCCCACTAACTTAGGGTACCACGGATAAAGCCTAGAACGGTTGGACCTCCCCGGTCGCTTCCGGTGGAGCACTCGGCAGCTTTCCCTCGAGCGCGTCGCGAACTATGCGCTTGACGTCAGCTGAAAAATCCCCGTTAAGCATCCACTTGAGGTAGCCGGGGTCGGAATCCATCCGTTGACCCTTGAGCTTCCCGAAGTTGAAACACGCTCGCCCGTTGATGAACCGGAATTTACCGGAGTCATCAATTTGACACGGGTCGCGCGGAAACAGCAGTTCACCGAGTTCAGTGACAGTTTGCGGTAGGTTTGGCTGACGAAGCATTCCCTGTAAGGCGAGCTCCGTGCCGCGTACATCCGCCATAGCGTCGTGGGCGTTTTCCATTTTCCGCCCACCCCAGTGTTCTACGGCATCCGACAGAGTCCTTGGTTCGAGGATCTGCCATAGACGGAGACCGCAAATAACACTGGCCTTGCTGTAGTCGAAGGCCATCTCGCAGCGAGCGAACTCTTCCTTGATGAGAGGAAGATCGAATCGTTTGAGATTATAGCCAGCGAAGTCGGCACCGACGAATGTGGTGAACAATGGCTTCGCCACTTCGCAGAACCGTGGGATTGGACGCCACTTTGGACAGGCTTCAGACGGGTGCTTGTCGGCGTTGTGTCCGCACCGAGCGCAGCCCGCTGTGATTAGCTCGTCCGTGTAGCCTCTTTCCTCGAAGAACGGTTGTCTCGGGATTGAAACTTCTGGGTTGATGTACGTGTAATGCTCTTCCTCAGTACCATCAAGGTTGTAAACCTTCAAGGCGATTTGGAAAACCCGATCCTTCATCGGATTTGATCCAGTAGCTTCGAGGTCAAACAAAACTAACGGACGCTCTAATCTCAGACCAAGACTCATGTTTCACCTTTTGTTAGCCAACCCCAACATTTTCCAGACCAAATGTTGCGAATTGTTTGAGTGGTGACAAGATAAGAATCTGCAAGTTCTCTTGTAGATTCTTTACTCTTGAAAATTTCAATCACTTCCTTTTCAGTTAAAGCTGCTGAACGTTGATTTTCGCCACGAGGTGTTCTACCTTTACGAATTGCATCATGAAAATTGTCTTTGGCTGTTCCAAGAAACAAATGATCAGGATTCACACAAATTGGTATATCACATGTGTGACAAACGTATTGACCATTTGGAATTGGACCATTTACCAATTTCCATGAAAAGCGATGGGCACCTTCGTAATTAAATTGCCCATATCCATAATGGTAAAGACATCCTGTCCACAACCAACATTCAGTTGGCCCTTTCTTATCAACGTGTTTCCAAAATCGAACCTCTGGTGGGATTAATTTTCTCACTATTCTACCTTCTTTATATCAATACATCGAAGACCATCTCCACCATGGCCGTCTGCTACAGGTTCAAAATCCAATACACAACCTTCTTGAAGAAGGTCAAATGTGCCAGGAACGGAGAAGTTCTTGGCATGCATGAACCGCGTTCGTCCGTCAGTGTCCCGTATGAAACCGAATCCCTTGTTAGGGAGGAGACGAATCACAGTTCCTTTCATTCTTTTGGTGTTATCCGTGTTCATCCTCGAGCCTCTCAATTTCAGACTGAATGTACCAGAGGGCCTTCCGGAGGTCTGTAAGTGTGTGATCTGATTTCTTTCCAGCTCGGCAGATGTACTTTGTCGCGTTTCCCAAACGATAGTTCAGGCCCCACGCATCGCACACCTTGATATGTTCGTACGGATTTTCACCGCCACCGTAGTGGGCAGGGTGATTCACCATTTCGAGATCTTGACGCTGCTCGGCGAACGCTTTGTCTGCATCCTTACCGAAGTAAACAGTTGCTGTGAAGATCTTCTGTTCGAACTTCTCACACTTGCAATCAAGTCGATTGCATTCTCCAGAACGGTTGGGGAAATTGTGGTCACGCTTTGGGTGACCACAGATGCAGAGACGTGCTTCATCTACCAGTGCTTCTAGTTCATTCCGCGGATCACTCATTCATTTCATCCTTCGCAGGAGCCACTCGCGGCCCGCAATAGTCCAGTCACACACCTGTGCATCGTAGAGAACGTCAAACGCTTCCTTTGGGAAACCTTGACGATACATTTGGTGTGCCCACATCATTCTGTGGCACATCGCGCCCCACTCGCTATCACAAGTGAAGAACTGCCGACTCGGCGGCCGATTCACATACGCTTCACTATCCGCACACGCAAGCACGTTGTGAATCTGCACGTCTACATCTTCCGGCATACGGATCGTGCCGGTTTGATACCCACGCCATTTCTCATCCACGATCGGCAGACATTTGTTGTACTGCTCTTCGTAGGCGTGGTAATTCACCGAAATCTGTGTGTACTTACCAACCTGAAAGCCGGTCTTCACCGCCACGTATTCGAGGAGGAATCCGAAGTGAACAGCGTTCGCTCCGTACGTTCCCCAAATTATGTCGTTAGACCTACAGAACACAGTCATGTTCAGCTTGGACCACACCGGGTCAATCTGGAATGTGGCTACCAGATTGCACGGAACAGCCTTTCCCTTCCGGCCCAGGTCTACCTTGGGATCCCACATCTGCAGAACACACTGTCGGTCGATTGGATCAGCCTTCAGCTGCTGAATGATCTGCGCGATCTGGTTCCGGCCGAAGTGTTCTCTCCAGCGGTACCCGTAGGCATCGTGGAGAATTTGTCCATCGTCGGAATAATTCAGCATGTTCTTGGCGTAGCGGGCGGGACCTCCCACGTCCCGCCTGCCGTCCAACATCCACAGACTTTCGTACAGGTGAAAGAACGGATTGGCGTCACGTACCTTCCAACTCACCACCTTTTCAAGTGGTGAGCTGTACACAGTTGTCACCGGACCCTCAGAACGAATTACACGTCCGTTCCGGGAGTCCTGCCAAATCCCGTTCTCCTTGAGGTGTTTTAATCCCTCGAACAGCCCTTCCTGGGCGTTGTGAACGTGGATGACATGCATCACACCAACTCCGCCGGTCGGTACACGCGCTTGGGATCCTTCCCGTCTTCCAGGAACCCGGTGATCTTGGAGTACTCGCAAAGCCAGTGTTCGACCTCGCGCATCTCCCACTGACGCCAGTCCGCCGGCCAGAGCCTATCGTCCTGCGACATCTCGAGCAGAACGTTCATGTACTCCACCATCTCGTCCTGGCTCTTCTGCGAGTTACGCGTGAACATTCCACGCGGCGTGTCGTAGATAATACGCGACAGGCCTCGCACACAGCCCGGTCCCGCGTTCGCCCACGACATGATGTCTCGCGCGCCGCCCAGAACGTCGGTCCAGCGCAGGTCACTCACAATCTCGTAGGCCATGAAGCCGCCGAGATACGGTACCTTCACAAGCTGCTCGTGCATCCCCTGCAGCGTCGGTTCCCACTTCCCTTCGAGGGACTTCAGAATTGGAAGCGCTTCGTCCACGGCCTGCAAGAAGCCTTCCAGCTTGTTCTTGCCGGTGACAGTCTTGATCATGTACGCGCCCGTCACGATCGGCTTGACGTCTTCCAGGAGAATCCGGGCTTCTTCCGAGTTCCACTGATCCAGGATCAGGTGCTTGATAATCTCGCCGGTCTCAATCCGGTTGAACCACCGGAAGATCACGGTCGCCTCGATCGCCTTCTGCCCGCTCACCTTGCTACGAATGTTCTTGTCGAACCACATCGTGGTCTTGTCGTGCTCTCTAAATACATTACATAGATTGTACTTCTGAAACACTTCCTGATCGGACCACGGCCACGGCTGTCCAGCCAATCGTCGTTCGCGGATCAGGTAACGCTCACGGGCCAAAGCGAAGTATTGTTCAACTCGGTTCTTGTTCATCACACGCTCACTTTTAAGCCTAGAAAGTCTCGGACATCTACCAGTGCCCACTTGTAGTCAAGTAGGCGGAAATCTACACCTGCGTTTGCGAACTTCTTTCTCTGCGGCACTAGTTGATCCATCTTTGCTACAGTATGCTTCGGGTCGACCGGCCGTTTGTCACCCCGAATGTAGCGGCGCTCTTCGATGTTATTCAGACACTCGTCGAGCGGTGTATCCAACTCGATAACTAACAAGTCGGAAATGTCCTTCAGGGAAATACAGCGCTCCACGTCAGAGCACACGATAAGTCCCTCGAATATAACGTCCATCTCCAGGTCAAGAATCGCGGCTTCGATCTCGTCGTAAATAGCATCGAGACCGATAATCGTATCACACCCGCCGCACAGTTCTTCGTAGTGACCTACAATATAAAGCGGGTCACCATCTGGCCGTTCGAGCGTGTAGCCAATCGGCTGTTTCCGGAACTTGATCTTGTGCGGCTTCTTGACCGGGAACTCCCTCATGATCTGCTTTACCAGATGCGATTTTCCACACCCGGAGGTGCCTCGTATGTTAATAGCCTTCGGCATTACTGTTCTCTCCAAAATTGATACGCATCACAAGATCGCGGTACGTTTCTAGGAACAAGTCTTTTGACTGTTGCCACTCACGAAAACAATAGTGGTCGCCGATCGCCATCATCTCGTCGTTTGTCAGTCGCGGGTACTTCTTTAATCCTGGCCAGTTCATGTCATTGAACCCCATCTGTCCCTCGAACGTCACGGCTACGCGGTCCGCGTTCTCAATCGAGGGATGGAGGTCCCTTGGGAGACAGAACTTATCCATGATGATATTGTGCGCGTCTTGCTCAGCTATCCGGTAGCCGGCCATCGCCGGGCTCGCCTTCAGCCACTTCGTCACGTCCCCAAGGTAAGCCTCTGTTGCATCGTGCAACAGAGCCTGCATCTCAACCGTGGAGTCTTCAACAAAGTACCCAACGACCCGCGCCACGAGAACGCTGTGGCACGCCACGTTCACCGGACAGACAAGCGCTCCATTGAATCTGTTGTAACACGAGAGATGGTGCGCAATGTCCTCAATGTCAATATCCGTTGTCTTCAGTGCCAACGGATTGACAGTTTTCCCGGTGTACGTTCGAATCATTGGAACCACGTAACCACCTCACGAACTCCCAAAGTCAGCAACCACAACGACAGAGTTTCTGTGATGAACCGTAGAGCCATCGGCTTATCTTCACTCGCGTTGTACATGTTCCACAAGTGAATTACTAAGGCCGTCAGAAATACGGGAACCCAGATCATGGCTTGGCTCTATAATGCTTTCCGCGTAACATTCGCCAGTTTGGAAAACGCTTCCCGCCTATTTCACGCCACCCGTCGAACGATACAACTCCGTGCGGTCCAAACTCCGCCTCGATCATGTCCTTGGCGCGAAGCGTGGATTCTTCATCACTGGGAAGCGTGGATTCATTCAGGGTCGACGGTCCCTTGTCAAACCCGATATGCTGAACGCGCCCCACGGCACCGTCTTCCAGTCTGTGTGCCGCGCTCCGCCAGACGTCACCGTTCCTGGGCAGGTGCGGATGCGTATACTTCCACCCTTCACGAGAGGGCTTTGCGATGTTGCAGCCTCCGTGGATCATACCGTAGGTTCGGGAATACCCGTCCTTGAGCCACGACTTGTTCGTGGAGTTTGCTACTCCAGCGAACCCGGTCTTGGTTTCGTCGATACAGAAGACTAGTTCCTCGATTACAAAGTCGAGGTCAGGAAATCCGTACTTGTCGACGAACGTCTTGGGCGGCAGATCATCATCCAGGCGCACCCAATACTTGGCGCCGAGCTCGGCTGCCAGATTGTACGCCGCGATTGTCTGCGGTCCGATTCCGTATCCGCCGATAAACACCTTGTGCCGTCCATCGTACCGACGACTGTGCTCCTCGAACACGTTCGGGTCAGCCAGAATCACTGTGTCATACAACACGGTGTTGTACGATCCCAGGGTCAGGATTGGCCCCGGCCGCTTACTGACAACGATCACGATCGTTTTCATAGATACAGCCTTTCCCCGTGCTCATAGGAACGCTGTGCTACTTCAGCAATCTTCAGCGCCTTCAGGCCGTCATCGAACGTGATCGCGGGTTCATCGCCATCCATCACGCGGTTCACAAAATCCTCTAGCTGCAGGCGGAACGCTTCACGGTAGCGCGGGCCGAACTCCTGGACAATGTCGTGGCTCACGCGGTTGTGGTCGAAGTGCAACAGGTTCGTGTCGCGGTAGAATCCCGATCGCAGCATACCGTGGCTTCCAAGCACTTCGGTGTGTACGTCATAGCCGTAGTGCGCGCAGCGAGACACGTCAATCACGCCGGTTCCGCCATTCACAAACTCCAAGACGCACACGGCGCTATCAATATCACCGATGTCGAGAAGCTCGTCATACACGAACACTCCAGCCGTCGTGTACACCGACTTGACTTCGCTCAGCATCATCCACCGTGCTAGGTCGAAGTCATGTATGGCCATGTCCAGAAGTAACCCGCCGCTCGTCTTGCAGTATTCGAGGGTGGGTAGGCAACGGTCCCTCGAAGTGGACTTGAACAGAATCGGGTTGCCAATCTCGCTCTGCGCGATAATGTCCTGCATTCGCACGTTGGCAGGATCGTACCGGCGCATGAACCCAATCTGTACAAAGTGACCGTTCGCCTCGATCCGTCGAGCTAGCCCGTCGAGGTGCTCACTTCTCATCGCGAGTGGCTTTTCGCAGAACACCGGCTTCTTGGCGTCCAGTGCCTCTACGATAAACTCGATGTG